GCGCACGGCGTTAGAGCGCTGTCCGCCCGAGGGAAAGCCGGATGTGCCGGTCCCCGGCGAATCCGTCGGGCCCGGCTCGGAGGCCCTTGCCCATCCCGGCGCGGTGCGCCGGCCCTAGCGCCCGAGGCGCTTGTAAAACCGCCGACCCCGCGATACATCGCGCCTCGGGCCGCCGTAGCTCAGTTGGTTAGAGCACCAGATTGTGGATCTGGGGGTCCCCCGTTCGAGCCGGGGCGGTGGTACCATTTAAGTCAAGCACTTAGCTCTGGTTTGCTCCCCAGGCTCGAGGGAGCAGCGCTCCCAGGGGAGCACTGGGGGAGCAGCTAAGTGATGGTCACCTGAATGACCGAGATGCCGAGCGCCTCGGCATTCTCACGCCAGATCCTATCGAGGATCTCCATCGATACCGAGTCGTCGCCCGGTCTGATGTTGCCGAAATCGCGAGCCCAGGCTCGCTCGGCTTCGCTCCGCGAGAGTCTGATTGTCCCATGAAAAATGTCGTGACCGTTGGTCGCAGCATAGGCGGTCAACGGATCAGGTCTGCTCATTCACGACCTCCTTCACGAGCGCCTCTTCCGGGACATCGGCTTCATGATAATGACCAGCTGCATCGTGCCAGACGCAGCACCACCGAACGACACCGTCCATCCGAAAAGAAACGTACCCTGGAACGGTGGTCATCAGCGGACCACCGGACACCAGGCGAACGGTGTCGCCAGGCTTCAGGGATACGGTCTCGGGCTCAGGCATCGTCGTCGTCTCCTACCACTCGTAGATCGGTAGACCATCTACGACATCGGCGTCGCGGTCGAGCATGATCCACGTGCAGCCGTTGGCCTCGGCCAGGGCGCGGATGGCACGGAGATCCTCCGGGCAGGTATGCGGGAACGGCTCGTTGCCGACGATAGGGATCAGCCAGCCCAGCCCCTCACTCGGCGAACCCCAAGGGTGCTTGGGGAAGAACTGAGGCACGTCGTCGGTGTTGAAGTCGAACATATCGTTGGTCGACTCCGAGATGTGCGCCGTGCTCAGCACGAGCATCCGGGGCGTCTCGATGGCCGGGGTCTTACCGGCCAGGATCGCATCGGCCGCCGTGATGGCGTCGTGATCCTCTTGACGGTCGTCCTCGTCGTCCGCGATCTCCACCCAGGCAGCGAGCTGATGGCGAAGGTTCTCGATGACCTCCAGCATCCGGGGCCTCTCCAACTCCAGACCGGCGCGGAGGAAGGCCGCTGCCTTGGTGCAGCCGTCCGCGAGCGCGGGGAAGCCGCTCTTGTCGAGTCGTTGGGCGGCCAGTTCGATGGCGCCGGCGTGGTGGGCGATCTTGCTGGCGATGCTCACGACAGCTCCTCCAGATGCTTCGTCACGAGGTCGAGGGCGGCGCACTGGCGGTCGTGTTCCTCCCGCCCGTCGTCGCGGGCATCGGCGACGTTGCCCTCGGCCAGCTCGCACACGAGGCGCAGCGCCTCGACGAGCGGGTCGGGCGGCGCCGGCTCGAATGCGTCGGACGTGCGGGTGATCGGGTTCGTGTCATGAACCTGGATCGTGATGTACCCCCGGCCATGCTCTGAGACACGGCCAACGAGACTGTGGTCGTGCTTGACGCGCATCCGCTGCCCGACAAGGTCGGGGACCTCTCCAGTCTCCGGGTCCCGGCCGTTCCAGCGCCGGTAGTCCCGCTGCGCAGCGCAGGCCTCGGTCTCGGTGGCGAAGAAGTGCTGCTCGACGCCGGCCTCGTGGCACCAGGGCAAGCCCAGCGGGTAGCGCTCGTCGTGATCGGCTCGATTGTAGACGTGGCTGTGAAAGGCCATGGCGGCGCTCCCATATCGGATATGGCTGGCGGTGACGGACCTCGGGCAGGTCAGGCGGCAAGCAGTGCTTCTAACTCTGCGAGAAATACGCGGGCCTCGACGAGTTCAGGCTCGCACTCGGCGATGACGTCATCTACCGAGCCGGGCACGGCGCGCTTGAGCGACTGCACGAACTCTTCCGTCAACGTGATGTCCGTGCGTACCTCTCGAGCCATGTGGCTGATGGTCTGCTTGTCGAGGTGCTGCGCCCCGTAGTGCTTGAGGTGCTCGCGCTGACGCTGCGTGTGGATCATCCACGGAGAGTGGGACATGGTGTGGTCTCCGATCCTGGCATCCGGGCTAGCCGATGGTCTCGCGGATCCGACGCTTGGAGAGAAGCTCCTCCGCCGTGATCTCGGGGCCGGTGAGAAGGCGGTCGCAGAGGTCGTGGATTTCGTCGCTGGTCAGGCCCGTGTGCTGGCCTCCGCAGGTCAGCATGTCCCCGATGTCGCCGTCGTTCGGCTCGACGATCTTGTCCTCGAGGCCGCAGGCAAGCAGCCGCAGGCCAGCGATCACGGCGTCGTACTCGGGCTGGCTCAGGTCCTTGCCGAGGTGTGCGAGCCAGCTGATGCCGATCTGCTCGCGGACGCTCGAGACCCGCAGGTTGGGCGAGTGGTCCAGGAGGCCGTTGAGCTGGGTGTAGATGGCGTCCTCGCCCAGATCGAGGCTGGGCACGTTCCGGTGGTAGAGCGGATCGACCGGCTGCTCGGTGTCGAGTTCGACGGTGCAGATGAACGTGCGCTTGGTCATGGGGTGTTCTCCGATCCTGTCAGTCGTCGTGCAGGCACGAGGCGTTGGACTCGGTGAGGGGCTCGCCGCCGATCAGGAGCGGCGGGACTGGCCGGACGAGCGGCTCGAAGCCCCGCGCGAACTCCCGGAAGTCGGTGCCAGCGTTGGCCACCTTGACCAGATCCTCGATCAGGATCGCGGGGCGGCCGTCCTGCGTGCCGAACGCTTCCATCTCGGCCGCCATGCCAGGGAACCAGCAGAAGAACTCCCCGTCGTACTCGTACTTGGCGTCGGCCTGAGCCTCGTAGGCGAGGCCGCACTCGCGACAGAGCGCGCGCAGGTCGCTGGTGTCTCCGTAGCTGCAGCTGCCGCAGTCGGTGAGACGGTTGGTGCCGGGATCACGGTCGAGGTTGGGGTAGTCGTAGTCCCCGTTGCGGAACTTGACGTAGAAGCGCTTCCACTGCGCCTTCGTGATGCTGCCGCCGATCGTGATGCTGTAGCCGATTTCCTCGGACATCTTCGCCTCCAAGTAGAACTTCTGGCATCCGGGCCTGCCCAGGTCCCGCACCTGGGCAGAACGAGAGGTCAGAGGTCCGGGTTGACCCCGAGCGTGCGCAGCTCGGCCGAGACGCGCCCGATCCTGTCGGTGAGGATGCGCGAGGCCTCGCTGCGGAAGCCCTCGACCTCATCGGGCGTGAAGTCGGTGTGGCAGACGACCTTCTCCGGCCTTTCCGGCTTCGTGATCCCCTCCACGGGCACTTCGTAGCGGAAGGCGAGATGGACGCCGTTGGTGGCGAGCGGTACCTGGCTGAGCCCTTGCAAGCTCCGTCGATGACGGGCGAGCTGATCGAGCAGGTCGGCCACGCGGGTGATGTCGCTGGCTTTCATATCAAGATCTCCAAGTTGAACTTCTGGCATCCGGGCCTGCACCGCGGTCTGGGTGCGGTGCAGAACGAGAGGTCAGACCTCCTCGGCGCTCTCGAGTTCGACCGTGAACTCGATCGAGACGCCGTCGTCGTTGCAGGCGGCGGGATCTCGGGAGAGCTTGCCCTTGAGGATCACGTTGATCTCCTCGCCGGCCTGGAGCCGTGTCCGAAGCTCCTGGCGGCCCTCCTTCACGTCGAGGAAGGTGTAGTGGGCGTCGATAGGCTTGCTCATCTTGGTCTCCTGGTACGAAATGAACCACGGATCTCGCGCAGCCGGCGGCTGCGTGGGGCGAGGCGTCACTCGATGGGCATGACCCGGAACAGCTGCGTGTCGACGATGCCGTCCGGGTCGAGGGTGGCGATGTAGTCCCAGGCCGCACGCTCGGTGTTGAAGCGAGGGTCGCGGGTGAACCGCTTCCAGCGCTTGGTGTGATCTCGGTGCTCGATGCGGAACATCAGAAGGTTTCCTCTTCAAGATCTTCGCTATGGGTCGGTGTGTAGTCCCGGCCGCAAGACGGGCATTCGTCATCGCAGCAGCAGGACCAGTCGTCGGACCACTCGACGTCGCAGTCGTCGCAGCGGTAGTAGTTGCGGAAGCGGATGGGCTCGTCATCCATCATTGCGAATACTCCGCAGATCGGCCCAATAGGCCTTGAGGGCCTTGGTGAATGCTTCTGTGCGCGGGCTCAGGCCGCCTGCGGCTCGCAGGTAGCGCCAGCGTGCGGCGTCGAGCGCCTTCTCTTTCGGGGTGGGCACGACGTGGCCTCCACCTGCTATCGGTGTGGAATTCAGGTGATGCGACGGCGGATCGCGCCCCAGCGCGGGTCGCCGTCACGGAGGAAGTTGTCGATCGCCTCGACGGCGTAGGCCGGAGTGATGAAGTCCCACCACTCTTCGTCCTCGCGAGCCCCTGGCGGGTAGAAGAGGACCTTCAGGGAGGGGCTGGAAGGCAGGAGTTCGCCGTCGCCGTAGTCGGTGACGAAGTCGAAGACCTGGGTCTGGTTCTCGTAGGAGACAGGCTTCTCCCTCGCCAGACCCAGCATCGTGATGGCCATCCAGCCACCGATGCAGGCGATCGTGCCACAGTCACCGCTGAGGCAGGTGCTGCGCATGTTGAATGTCGGCCCGTCCGGCCCCTCGGTGATGCGGCTGTGCCGGAACTCGCCGGCGGCCAAGGCATCGCGGACGGTGACGAGCGCTTCATGCTCTCTGGGCGTGATCATGGGGTGATCTCCTTGGTGCAGGCGCCGACCAGCTCTCGGTGCGCGGGGCTAAGCTGGTCCAGGCGATCGAACAGGACGCCGCGCGCGGCCTCGTCGGCGGTGCGCGACTTGGTGAGGAGGATGGCCTCGACCCGCGGGCTCGGTGCGTCCCAGGATGCCTGCAGGTTCACCCACGCGATCTCGGTGAGCGCGCGGACGAGGGGCAGGCGGTCGCCGGCCTCGTGCTCAGTGATGGATCTGGCCATCGTCGCCCCGGTAGAGATCGAACTCGCCGAACCTCTTGGAGAGGTTGTCGAGACGGTTGGCATGAGGCTCGATCCAGTCGCCGTCCCAGAAGCCGACACCGTGCCCGTTGCGGGTCATCCAGAAGTCGTGACCGGCTTGCTCGTGGATGCCCGTGCGCCCGGCATGGGCATGCTCGGGAACGGCATCGAGGTTGGCCCAACGCTGGAACTGCGCGCAGTCGTCCACTATGGCCGCGAACGTGTGGTCCGACAGCAGCTCGGCGGTGGGCTGGTCGATGCCGAGCTGCTCCTCGTCGGTGAAGATCGCGGCCTCGATGTAGGCCTGCGTGAAGCTGTCGAGCGCCTGGAAGCGCGGGTCGTCGCGACCCTGGAGAACGAACTCAGGCATCGACGTTCTCCAGGATCTCAGCGACCTCGAGGGCTCGCAGCTCGGACCTGGTGAGCGGCTCGCAGCACTCGAAGTGCTCGTTCCCGATCCAGGCGAAGGCCTGGTAGGCGGCGCAGACGAAGTCGAAGTCGAGCCGCCGGCACCTGCGATGGCTCATCGGCTCGGAGACGAGGAACCGGCCGGAACCGGCGATGTCGATCGGCGGGAGGATGTCCCGCATCTCCTGATAGCGCTCGGCCGAGATGCGCTTCCAGCGCGGGAGCTTGGTGGGCGTGACCATCAGGGACGCTCCCGCTTCACATAGGGGTGGCTGGTCTCGCTTCCGTCGAGGAAGCGGTAGTGGACGCGCCCGCCGCGGATCGCGATTGCCTCGGCAGGCACGCTGAAGGCAGCGGCGCCAGCCACACGCTCGTTGTGGATCGTCGCCATGGTGCGGCCGACCTGATTTGCATCGCGCTGGAGCATCTCAGCGTGCCAGCCGCGGGCGAGACCGGCGCCGTTGATGCGCTGGATCTCGGTGAGGGACGATGACTTCGTCATGCCAGCCCCTCGACCGTGTGGCCCAGCAGCGCGAAGTGGCGCCGGAGCTGGATCTTGGTGTCGAAGTCGGCGGCGACGCCGCGCCAGTTCAGGCGCCAGCGGTTCTTCGTCTTCTTGAGCGTGCCTGCGTGAGACCGCTCGGCAGTGGCCTCGGTGATCGTGTAGGTCAGCGGCTCGTTGCTGTTCTTCCTACGTGGCTGCTGCGTAAAAACGAAGGTCGCCATGATCTGTCCTCCATATTCGATATGGTTAGGTGAGTGGTACGGAACGTACCTCGGGCTTTAGGCGTGCGAAAAAGCTTGGTCGATCGCTGTGCTCGACAAGTTATAGTCGTCGGCTACCTCACGAAGCAGGCTCGGCCAGTCGGGTATGTCGTAACTGTCGTGAACCTCCTGAAGCTTATGCAGCAGATCCCGGTGCGGGTTCAGGCGTTCGGGTAAGAGGCCCTCTCTGTAGAGTTCACGGACGCTGAGAGGATCGTAGGGCCGGTCGCAGCCGGCCGCCTCGCGATCGGTGAGCAGGCACCCGACGAAGCAGGCGTTCCCGTCCGGTGCCCTGTAGGCGCAGGCAGAGCTGCGGCTCTTAGGATCGAAGAGCGATTTGCTGGTCATGCCGGCCGCATGCGCGACGACGGCGTCGAAGACCTGCTGAGGTGCGATGGGAAGCGGGGCATCGATGAGAGGGGTCATGGTACGATCCGTACTAGGCGTTGCGGACACGACGAAAGGGGCGGGCCTCGCGGCGGCGCTCCTCACGGGCGGCTTGGTGCTCAGCAAGCAGCTGATTGGCGATTTCCTGCGCGGTCATAGGTATTTTGTCCTATAAAAGCTGTGGACAGAATGTCGCGGTCCGAACCGGACCGATGACGCGAAGTCGGGTGGCTGCGCTCGTTGAGGCCGCCATACACGAATATGTGGGCCAGTTTGCCTTCGATGCGCGCTTTCTTAGGGCCGAGGTTCTTGACATTCGTCGAGGGGTCGGTTGGACCTTCTTGGTACGAAATGAACATCGCGGTTCGCCGGTGCGATAGGACTTAAAACCTAAATGATCACGTCTCTGCCACCACGTTCCTGAACGCGTCACACCGGATACTGCCGCAGTTCTGGCTGTTGCAGTCGCGATCGGAACAACACCTGTGGGAATGATGTGTCATGGTCAAGCAACGTGAAACTCTCAAGGTCGGCGGCAAGTCGAACACTATCGTCGACCTACTGATGAAGCAGACCGTCCAGTGGGGTGACTTCTTCGAGCGTGCGTCCCTCAAGGCTGGTCAGGAGCTGTTCTCGGCTGGTCGGCGGACACAGTTCGTCTACGCTCCGATCGAAGCCGTCGTCTCGATCACCGCGAGCACGGGTGGGGTGCAATCGAACGGGAAGCCCCAGCCCAATGTCACCCTGAACATGCTCGGATCGGGAGATCTCGTCGGGGTGTCCCAGTTGCTCGGTGATGCCACCCTGCCCTACGGGGCCATATGCGATATGGGCGGGGCCGCCTTGCGGTGCTCCACCCAGGCGGCGCGCAGGTTCCTCGACGAGCACGAGTCCAGCCGACACGTCGTGCAGGCCTACGCGAACCTTCAGGCGGCCGAGAGCTGGCAGTGGCTGGTGGCCTCGGTGCAGCTCCCGGTTCCCAGCCGGATCGCGGCCTACCTGCTGCTCAGCGCCACGGCCGCGGGGACGGACGCGCTGCCGGTCACGCACCGAATGATGGCGAGCCGCACGGCGATCCGGCGGCCGTCGATCACGGAGATCCTGCAGACGTTCGTCAACGACGGCCTCATCAAGCAGCTGGACGGGCGCATTGACATCCTCGACGAACAGCGCCTGAAAGACATGGTTCACGAGGTGTGGCCGCTCTTCGGGACGCATCGTCAAGCCTTCCTCGCGGCTTGGTGAGCCCGCTGGACCAAGGCCACGATGTCGGTGTGCGTCGTGGCCGGGTCGTCGTTGATCGCCGAGGGTGAGGCGCCGCCTGAGGCTTGGTGCAGCAGCTCGTCGGTCTCTTCGTCCAGGCGCTCGAGCAGCGCGAGGTCCTCGATCTTGCTCAGCTCTCGCTGGCGGGCGCCCAACAGGCACCAGCAGACGGCGTGGTGTGAGGACGAAGGCACGGGCTGGCCCTCGGTGTCGCGGGCGCCTGCACGCTTCGTCCACCGCGTTGGCTCGGCGAGCGTCTCGAGCATCCCGGCGAAGATGTCCTCGGTACTCTGAGGCGCGGCCATATGAACCCCTCCACCATATCCGATATGTCTGCCGCCGACCCTGACACACTCCCGGCATCGGCGATAACGGCTCTGTTCCTGTTCTGTTCACGGTAGCGTGTTCCGCCTCGTCGGTCGAATAGTGAACTTCGACCCTGTGGAGAGAGCGTGGAGCGGTCCGTGATCTTGGTACGGTTCGTACCACATGATCGTTGAAGTTGTCCACCGAAATCCCGGGTGCGTGGTACGCTATGGTCGCGGATAGGCGTTTCCCGGGCCTGGGAGGGGCCTAGAACGGCCGCGGGCGTCTCAGCCGCTCTCGGCTGCGCACTCGATGCAGTAAGCCTGCCAGACCTGGTCCGTGAGTTGGTGCTCGGGGATCCCGGCCTCGAGCGCCGCGTCGGGCTTGCTGACGGACGGGCTCACGTCGTGGGCGCGAAGCAGCGCGAGACAACGTGCGGCCGGCGATCCCGGCCGCCAGGTATGGCCCATCGGCATGCAATGCCACGGGCTCACGCAGCGGTCGTTCTCGCAGCGCTTCAGCTTGGGGACGTCACGGATCGAGATGTTGAACGTCTCGCCGTAGATCACTCGGTGCGCCGCGGTCGGGTAGCCGAGGTCCGTGCTGTGGAGGTTCGGCACGCGCTTCTGGGTCACCACCGAGCCCTCCTTCAGGGTACGGCTCACGAAGTGCCGCTCCCGCGGGGCGACGAACGAGCCCGTCCAGACCCAGCAGGCCCGGCGTTCGTCGACGCTCTCCGGCTCCATACGGATTTTCTTCCTGATGCGGGGCGGTAGCTCGGTGAAGGTCTTCGGGGTCCAGGGCATGGTTCGGATCGTACCTCGCGGTCTTTTTTCGCGTGTCGCGGTCGTTTCCGCGCCTCGTCTCGAGGGGTGGTTCTAGACCCGGAAAAGAACTTGGTGTGGGCCTAGTGGTATAAAAGTCCCAACTGACCCCCTAGGGAGACATATACATTGCTGCAATGTAGACCTGAACATTGCAGCAATGTTCGAGACCGTGATGCTTTCAATAGCTCTTTTTCTCCCACTAGATTTCATTTCAGGGAAAAAGAAAAGAGAAAAGAAAGACTTAATAGAGGTCCACCAAGTCAGTTAGCACTAGCCGACCTAGTGCTAAGCACCCCACTTAGCACTAGATTTGGTCCGTAGCCGAAAAAGCGGCCCTCCGCACCGAAATATGGTGATAAATCGGGCCATTACTAGTGGTACGTTCCGCACCAAAACCGGGTCTCGACCGCGTGCGCTCAGCACCTATCCGGCCGAAATACGCGCGTCAGCCGACCCCCGGCAGGCCCGGCGCGATCCACTCGATCAGCGCGCACCAAGTCGCGAGGCAGGCGTCAAAAAACAGGAAGATTTTCATATCGGACCCTCATCGGTTCGAGATCTCGGTGGGCCTGTTGCGTCGTATGGGCGATCCTCCATCAGGACGCGGCCCATCGCTTGACGCGGCCGGTGCCGCGCACCGAGGGCGGGACGAAGACCTCGCCGCGGCGCGTGCCGGCGTGCATGCCGCCTACGGGCTCCGCGAGAGCATCTGCGAGCTGACGGGCACGGGCGGCGCAGGCGCGTTGCTGACGGACCGTGGCGCGCCATAGCCGATATGCCTCGCGCTCTTCGGGATCGACGGGATAGTCGATCGCGATCAGCTGGCCGATCTCGCGCATGCGTGCGCGCAGCGCGGCGAGCGACTCGGGGCCAGGAAGTCGGTGCGCGGTCGGGCCGTCGAGGTGAGCGCGGCGCGCAAGCGCGAACTCGGGATTGGCGTGAGCCATGGTGCCGTGCTCCTGGACATGGATGAGAAGAGGATCGCCATATTCGATATGGCTTGGTGCGCAGCGCCGAGCGCGCACGCACGAGCGCGCACCTAGCCGGTGGCCAGATGCGGGCACGCGGGCACGGAGAGGGGGCGCCAGCGGCCACGGAGGCCGCCGGCGGGGTTGGGGCCTAGGCGGCGCGCTTGACGCGCCCCAGGGCCGACAGGGCGGCGACGGTGGCGTCGTCGGCCAGCACCGGGGCCGTGGTTGGCGCCGGGGCATCGGCGACAAGCTTGTCGAGGGCGGCGATGTGGGCGTTGAGCGCGGCCATGGCTTCCAGCGCATCGGCATGGCCGAGGGCGCCGATGGCCGCGAGGATGCCGGAGAGGGCGCTTACCGGGGCCGCGGCGTCGGGCAGGGTCGCGCTGTCTGCCGCGTTGCTGGCGAAGAACAGGGTTGCCGCGGCGGCGCCCTTGGCCAGCGCCTTGGCCTTGCTAGCCTCGACCTTGGCCGCCTTGGCCGCCGCCTTATCGAGGGGCAGGAACTCGCCGGCCGTTGCCCACGCCCGGATGTCGGAGCCGGACAGAATGTTCAGCCCTTCGTAAAGCTGCCTCACGGCGTCGACCGCTTCGTCGGCGCCCATATCCGATATGGTCGCCACCTCGTCGGGCGCATGGGTGCGGAACATGCCGGCCGCCGTCTCCACGCCCTTGACGTAGCTTTCCCATGTGTTCTTGGCGATGACGCCAGTCTCGGCGGCCCGCACCGACAGGTGGCGCCGGATCAACTTCGTATCCGTGCCGGGGTTGATGATGAAGAGGAGAGTGAATGCACTATAGGCGTGCAGCTTCATGCTCTCCGCACCGACGAGGGACGCGAAACCAATGTCCGCGACAGCGGCGTTATTGAGTGCCATCTTGTGTTCTCCGCTTCGGGTTGGCGCCATATCCGATATGGCGGTTAGGGCCTGGGCCCTGCTCCCTCTATATGAGGGCACATTCAGGTTTTACCCTGTCCAAGCTCAGGGTGCAAGATGTTTTTATAGAATAATCTTCCAAAGATTGAGGTGTTGCAAAGTAATCACTGTCAAGTGTTACTTGCAATGGGTGGGTGCTTTTCTGTGAATTGGTGTGCCGCACCTATATCTCTATGTGCCCAACGCGTTTTCTAAACTTTCCAATATTTGAGTGCTAGCACTACTAGACTTGGAGCGCAACCGCACCAAGTCACCCCCTGGAGCCTGCATCGAGCCTGCGCACCAAGCCTCTGGATGGGCTCCCAAGAAGTCCCCTGCCCTGCTATGTGATCGACATGCGCAGCCTGATCGTCCTCCTCGCCCTCACCACGACCGTCGCGGCCGAGCCGGTGACGAAGGCCGAGAGGGCCTGGATCGTCGACTACATGACGCAGACGCTGCGGGACCCCTACTCGATCCGGTCCACCGGCATCAGCGAGGTGCGCCCGCTGACAGGCGACGCCGGCCGGACGATCCCCGCCGGCATCTGCGTGCGCTACAACGCCAAGAACGGCTACGGGGCCTACGGCGGCATCGACACGCTGGTCTTCGTCCGCACGCCCACCGGGCTCGTCTACGGGGACTGGCGCCACGCTGTATCGACCAAGACCTGCTGGGTCGACAATGTCGTCTACGGCCCGTTCCCGGAGCTGGCCAACCTCAAGTGACCTTCTTCCGCTCGAGACCCTCGCGGATGAAGCGATTGATGACGGTCGCCCTCGCTTCCCCGCACCGCTCGGCCTCGGCATCGACCTGATCAAGCAGTACCGGCGTGATCATGTGCGTGATCTGTCGCTTGTGGCCCATCGCGTAGCCCTTGCCGCGCTCGCGCTTCTTCGTGGTGCCGTCGATCGCACCACCCGCGATCCGCTCGAAGGCCTCGTCCGACATCTCCCGCTTGGGCTTGCGCGTGATGGCCATCTCAAGCCTCCTCGAAGACGCGGGCGACGAGACGATCCAGCTCGGCGATCGCCTTCGGGTCGACCGGCGATTGCTCGGCGACGCCCATGCCGGCGCCCGAGGACGACGAGAAGGCCTTCCGCTTCACCAGAGGCAGGTCGAGGTAGGTGAAGGTCGGGATCTCCTGCACGGCCTCTGCAGCATCCGCGTTGTCGACGCTGGCCGACCGGGCCTCGGCCTTGTTCAGGACCGCGTAGGTGACCAGGCCGTCGCGTTCTGCGCCGATCTCGTCCACGACGTCGGCCATGTTCTGCATCGCCCAGAGATCGAAGCTCTCCGGTGCGAACGGCACGAGCGCCACGTCGGCCAGCGACAGCCCTGCGCGGAGCGCCAGTGTGTCCCGGCCACCCACATCCAGAATGACGTCGTCGTAGTTGTCCTTCTGAAGGCGGACCTGTTGTCGGAGGATCTTCCCGTCCGGGTAGAGCGAGCACACGATCTCGGGCTCAAGCCCGGCCTCTGCGCGGATCTGGATCGCGGCCTGCGCCGTCGCCTGGCTGTCGCCGTCGACCAGCCAGACGCGTCGACCCGCACGAGCCCGAGCGATGGCCATCTGGACAGCAAGCGTGGTCTTCCCGACCCCACCCTTCGTGTTTCCCACGAGCACGATCATCTCAAGTCCTTTCCACCGGCTTTCCACGTGGAAAGCACATGAGACCGCGCCCAGCTTCACTCGATTTCCAAGTGAAGATCAAGGGGATTTTCCTCGAAATTTTCGACATGGAGCCTCTTGCGCTTGGTACATATCGTACCATCTTCACGGAGCCAATTGAGACGTCATCGAACGTCATGAGAGCCCAGGAGACACGATCATGGCCAATCCCAAGAAGACCCTCGCCGACTTCGAGAAGGAGTTCCCGGTGGGCAAGAAGGTGCGCTTCTCTCCCGGCCGGGGTGCCGCCGACGTCACCGCCGAGATCACGGGCGTTCGCCAGGCCGGCACGCCCGGAACGCGCGGCTACAGCGTCTTCATCGACACCGTCGAGCATCGCGAGGGCGGCCTGAAGCCCCTCAACCGCAGCGCCCGCCCCGGCACTTGCACCCTCGTCGACTGACGCCCATCTGAGGGTTACTGCGCACCCCTCGCAGTTCAGGCCCCAGAAGCCCCGCATGAGGTTAAGACCTTGTGCGGGGTTTTTGCTTGAAAAAGCTGATTTATCACCAAAACAGGCTCATTTTACATGAAAAAGGCCCCTTTCGGGGCCAATTTCACTCGATTTCGACCGGAAATCAGGCCGCAGAGGCCTTCACCGTGGCCGGCTTCTCACCCTCTGCGGCCAGCGGAGTCTTGTCGATGACCTTCTTGAAGGCCTCAAAACCGGGATCGCTTGCCTGCAGTGTACGCAGGCCGTTGTCGCCGGGCAGCGAGAAGCGGATCGTGTTGCCCTCGACGGTGTAGGCGGTTGCCTGGAACTCCTCGTCCGACGCGAGATCGGTTACGAGCAGCAGGTTGTCCTTGATGCGAGCCCGCCAGCGCGGCTCACCGGCGGCCTCGAGTTCGTGTGCGTGCTTGGCCATGGTCTTGTTCCTGTTCCGGGATTTGTGGTCCGTTTCGTACCATGCGCGTCAGCCGCGCAAAGCCGCCTCCAACATGGCGCGCACCACGCGCCTGTCCAAGAGCTGACCGCAGTCGGCACCCTCACGCTGAGCCCGCTCGACCATGGCGTCCGACACCGAGAGCTGACCGGCGGGTAAGATCCCGGCCTGGAGCCGGCTGACGTCGCCCACAGAGCCCGTGCTGAGGACCGCTCGTCCGACCGTGATCCTGCTGGGGTCGATCTTGCCTCCGTGCCCTTCGGCCCAGTCCTCGTGACAGAGCGCATGCTCACCGCGGGAGCGGCACTCGTCGGTGTACCGAAGGTAGGCGTCGCCACCCAGATCCCGGGCCTTGGCGGCGGCCAGCGCAGGATTGTCCGGCCCCGCCATCGTCACTCCGACTTCGTCTTTGATCTCGGTCTTCATCGTTCACTCCTCTGGTGGGGATCGTAGACGGCGACCACGGCGCCGTTCACTGTCAGGACAACGCGTTGCCCTGCTTCAAGAGCCATCCGGCACTTCGCCAGCAGGGCATCCTGCTTGGCCCGCCACTCGGCGCCGAGGACGTCGAGCAGCTCACCGGCTTTCGGCACTTGAATGGCGGCTGCGGCCTTCGCTCCGACCGCGTAGGCCTGTGCCTCGTCGAAAAGCTTGGTCTCCTTGTAGGGCGAGAGCGGTACCGCAGCTCCGTCTGGGAATACCGGCAGGGACGCGACGAACCGCGTCATCTCTGGGCTCAGCGCCGGGGGCTTCGGCTTCTTCGCCGCCATGCGCTTCTCGAACCCGGGCTCTTCCGCGAGGTGCGGTGTAATCGGTGTGGTGTCCATGTGGAAACCCCCTTCGATCTCAGGTGGCAGATCGCTTGTCGAGTGCTTGCCGCATTCGAGCGTTGCGGGAGAGCTGCTTCAGGACCAGCTCGATCAGTTCGTCCTTGGTCCGGCCCGCCACGCGGACCTCGTGAAGGCGTCGGAGGAGGTCCTCCTCCTCCCACCGCAACTGGTCGCACAGCTCCTGAAGACGGCGCCGGGAGCGGTTTCGCAGCGACCGACGGCTGATGCGGCTCGTGATCTCGAATACCGCCATCAGAGCACCCGACCATCAGGACCTCGGGTGCGCCCCTGGTTGTCCGTCCAGTAGATCTCGATCCCCAGCTCCGAGAGCTTCGGAGTCGGCGGCACCAGAAACAGGGTGTGGTCCGGGTCCTCCCACGGGAACGGCAGCGGCAGTGGGCCTATCTCGTCGAGAAGGCGTTCGAGGCTCTCGAGCGTCAGTTTCGGTTGGTCGAAGAGCAGCACGTTGCTCGTTTCCGCCAACACATCGAAGGGATCCCGTCGTCGATCCGGGAAGCAGAACGGCTCCTGCCGGCCTAGCTCCATGTGGTTGACAGGCGGAAGGTCGCCACCATGGTACGTATCGTACCTACTTCGTTGGTCGTGCATAAGTCAATCTTTCCTGTTCCGAAGCAACCTTGCAGCTTTGCTGGCAGCGTGGATCCGGCGCCAAACGTCCCGCCTGATTGTTACGCAACTGCCTTCTTTTGATGAACAAGTGTGAGGAAGCGATATACTGGGATCGGCAGGCCCGCAGCTCCAATAACCGTGTCCTTCCTGAAACCGAATTGACCCTGCAGGTGCGCCATACGCTTCTCGAGCGTTTTCGATCCAGCAGGGGAGACACTCTGACCGAGGCAATAGGTCTTGTATTCGGTCAAAAGGGTGCTCAATGGCGTGTAGTTGTGCAGGTCGGAAACGTTCTGATGAGCCTCGGCCCCCAGGATCATCCGACCCTGTTCCCGGAGACCGACTAGAAAATCCCGGACGTTGTTCAGCTCGTTTTCAAGCGCCTCCCGCTGTTCCATAGATGATGGTGGGTCCGTGATCTTAAAGTTTTCGTGTCGAAGTCGAACCATGTGCTGAACGGCCCAGGCGGCGATAGCCTCGCGTTCCTCCGAGATGACAACCTTGTGGTACTCGAGGATCTTTCGGGGGCCTTCGGGGAACGCCTTTGTGAAGCAGAGGAACAGCCACCGCCGGGTGAAGCCATCCGAGCTGTCCTTGGACTTGGGGGTGTGGTTGCTCGCGAACCAGTGCGCCGCCCGGGGGCGGAAATTGAACATCGGCCGGTTCTTCTCCTGGGCCTCGATGACCGCACCCTCGACGATCTGCTTGAACTTGGCGCTGTCGATGAGCTGGGTCTCCGACAGCTCGCCCGCGAAGTTGAGCAGCTTGCCGACGAGCTGCGCCGGCCCGAACTTGTCGCCCCACAGCGTCGGCGGGAGCGAGGTCTGGGCCTCGGCCGGCATCAATGCCTGGACGATTTCCATGATGCGGCTTTTGCCGCTGTGCCCGACGCCGTAGAGGCAGACGGCCAGCTGCACCTCGGTCATCTTGGCGAAGAGCGTCAGCGCCATCACCTCGCCGAGGGCCGTCACCTTCTCGGAGAAGTCTGGGTCGCTGCCCCAGTAGTCGACGAGCATCTGCTGCCAGCGGGTGGCCTTGCCGGCGGACTCGGGCAGATAGGGGTAGGGAAGCGTGTAGGTCATCCCGTAGGCGGGATCGTGTGGCTTCAGCTCCAGATCCTCGGTCAGGAAGCCGTTGACGAAGTTGATGCCGGAGACGGCCACCTCTTGCAGCTCGCCGACCGCCAGGCCCCGGATCGTACGGAGGATGCCCTGGTGGTCCGTTGCGCGGCCAGCCGCCTTGTGGGTCTTGCCGTAGTCCCGGATGATTGTCTGGAGGACCTTCGCCTCGTCCATCTTCTTCCAGGATGAGCCCTCGTACTGCCAGAGCGTGTCGTTGTGGAAGCGGATGGGACCGCCCAGCTCTTCGAGATCCTTGATGACCGCCTCGGCGATCTCGGCGTGGTTCGCGCCCGTGATCGGGCCGGCGCGTAGACTGGCGAGCTGCCGGCGCACCGAGGCAGCGCTGAACCTCTTGCCCGAGACCTGGGCGACGTAGTTGACGATATGGTCCTCTTCGATCGGATCGAGAGAGGTGCTGGCGGCGACGCGGTTGAGGACGAGCTTGACCACGCTGGTGAACTGTTCGGTGTTGTCCTTGACGCCGGCTTTCTCGATGTGAGCGTTGAAGTAGTCGAGGATCTGGCCGCAGTCCCAGGTCTCATTGTCCTTCGTGAAGGCGTCGAGACCCCAAGCCACACGCTCCGCGTCGGTCACACCCTCATCCCAACCCTTCGGCAGGACGTGGGCCTTCGGACCCGTCACGTCGCGGATCAGGAACTCGATCAGTTTCGTCGGCCCCTTCTTGGGGTCGATGTTGTCGCCGTAGGTGCGCTCGATGAAGGTCGCCGCGGCGACCTCGATTTCCGTCAGCGCCTCCTTCAGGGTCTTCTCGCCCTTCACGACGTTGCGCGCGAACAGGCCGGCGAGCCCGACGAGGTGGTTGTCGCGGTTGCCGGTCGACACGTAGTCGGTGACGGAGCCGAACGTCGACGTCCCGAGGCTCATCCCGGCTTGGCTGAGAGCGTCCCGCAGGATCTGCTCGATGTTGTGCGGGAGGGAGCGGACGTCGTCGAGGCAATCGACGAGGTCCTTGTTCGCCCAGTAGGGCCGCCCTGTCTTGGGGTGAACGGAGGGCGGTAGCACGATCTGGGAGCCGGCGCCGAGCATCTCGACGAGGGATTGCAGCTTGCCTGCCTCGTCCCGGTACTTGATGCGGATGATCGGCTGGCCGTCGTAGCGGTAGATCCGCACCATCCCCTTCTGACCGACGCGCTCCCACGGCGATGGTGGCAGCACCTTGTTCAGGATGCCGATGATCTTCGGGTCGTCGGTATCGATGTCGATCGCCACGAGACCGGACTGTGGCCCGAGCGGCAGGCCGATGTTGCCGTTGCGATGGAAGACGCGCCAGCTCGTCCGCTCGGCCTCGTTCGGCATTCGGGCCTGGAGCGACTGCCAGTTCAGGACGACGGGCTCTTTACCGGTCGGCTTCCCCTCAGGCCCGCCGTTTGAGGTGTAACGCTTGAGCGGCATGACTGGGAGACCGCGGTCCCAGTATCGATCACAGTTATCGGCGAAAATATTACTCGCCGGCCCAGTGCCTTCGGCTGACATAGACGCGGTACCCCTTAGATTTTGATAAAGAGCTTAAGTACATCCCAAATTATGGACGCACTCAGCATAGCCATCGAGCGCCAAATGAACTGACGGATCTGATGTCGCATGGTACGAAACGTACCTAAGTGAGAGGGCAAATCAAGATAGCGAAAGATTGGCCTCTTTTAATCGTTTCTTGAAGTCTAGGCGCCCGTCTTTGTCCAGTACCTGCTCCATTGTCTGGATGACTACGCGCTGGAACTCGAACATTTGCTTGATGCCCTGCGCCTTTTCTTTCAGAGACAAGAAGCGATCCATCAAGGATCCGAAGTTTTTCAGGAAGTTAAGGCGGTCTCCCACATCGTCGCTGTTGTCGACGTCTTGCTGCAGTCGCTTCATGGAGTTGATGGCGTTCTGGATCTCGCGGATCAGGCTATCCGCCTGCTCGTTGTCGTCCTGCCCCGGCGTGAACACGTCACCCGCGCTGTCCTCGCGCCCCGTGCGCGCCGGCGTGAAGAGGCGCCGGAGGTAGCCTTGCAGGTCGGTCGAGTAGGGGCATTCGTCGGACGTCAGGTAGTTCGGATCGAACTCCATCAGCTGTTCGATCGCCCGCAGCTTGAGGGCCAGGCCTTCTGGCAGGGCCGGATAGGTCCTATCTGTCATGATCGAAGTCCGCTCCGAGGGCTCGCTGACATAGTGGGTCGGTAGTCTTAATCCAAGGCGAGCGGAAGACGGACATTGCAGCAATGTACCTAAGAAGGTCGAATATCTAGTTCGATGATCTTGGGTGCCACCGGCGCTGCGGATGATCTGCTTGGGGGCGTAAATGGCTGATCGTTATGGAGAAATCGGCAGGTACGAAACGGACCGTGCGGGGTCAGCTTCGCTCTGGCGTATCCGGCACCCGGATCACGCCTACTACGTGGCCTTCATCGGGGATGGGGATGGGGACCGCGTCCAGCGTGAGCACCTGCGCCTCGTCTTTCGTCTCGACGGGTCGCCGCCGCCCGAGGCCCTTCAGTTCGGGCGTCGGCGTGACGCGGGGCAGTTCGCCCAGGCCTTCCTGATCCCTGAGATCCCCTGGATCTTCGAGCCCTCTGTGGCCCCCGCTCCGGCCTTGTGGAGCGAAAGCGCGCCGCCCGACCATCTGCTCGAGGCCTTCCAGCGAGAGCTGGCCGAGGAGAGCCTTCGGCCGTGAACCCGCACCTGACGACCTTCATCGCGGGGCTCGACGAGCGCTTTCCCGACGACAGCACGACCATGTCGATGTCGGAGTGGATCGGATCGAACACCAAGCTCCGGCAGCGGCCGTTCAGCTTCAAGGGGTTCGAGTTCCAGCGTCAGATCGTGGACGACATGCATCCCGACCTGACGTGCATGAAGCTCTCGCAGATCGGCCTCACCGAGGTCCAGATGCGGAAGTTCTTCGGCTTCCTGAAGCGCAACGTCGGAACGTCCGGCATCTTCTCGATGCCCACGCTTCCAATGCGCGACCGCCTATCGCAGACCCGGATCAAGACCCTGATCGATGGCGAGTCCATCTTCAACGGGCCGATGGTCGCCAAGCCCGTGCGTCACAAGGGGCTTTATCAGGTCGACGAGAGCTTCGGGTACATCACCGGCACCACCGAGGGCGAGGCGACCTCAATCTCGGCCGACATCCTCATGGAGGACGAGGTCGATCTGGCCGACCAGTCCATGCGCTCGCTCTTCCAGTCGCGCCTCCAGGGCTCGCTCTGGAAGATCACGCAGCGCTTCTCGACGCCCACCTACCTCGGCTACGGGATCGACGCCGCCTACCAGGCGTCCGACAAGCACGAGTGGTTCATCCGCTGTGCCTGCGGGCACCATCAGGTGCCGATCTTCCATCCTCGGTTCCTCTGCCTGCCGGGGCTGCGAGGAGACCATGAGGATCTCTCGAAGCTCTCTCAGGAGCAGGTCGATGCCATCGACATGGACGGCACCTACGTCCGCTGCGAGAAGTGCTCCCGGCCGCTCGATCTCGGCGCGCCCGGGCGCGAGTGGATCCCGGAGTTCCCTTCGCGGCGAGCCCGGGGCTATCGCGTCCGGCCCTTCTCGATCACCACGATCACGATCCCCTACATCTTCCGCATGCTGCTGGAGTACCAGCGCAAGGACAATCTGAAGGGCTGGCACAACACCGTCATCGGCGAGGCCTTCAACGACAGCAACGCCCGGATCAGCGAGGAAGACCTCATCGCCATCATGACGCCTCGGCAGGTCGAGGCCGGCGAGCTGGGATCGGGCGACCTCTTCCTGGGCTGCGACGTCGGGCAGACCTGTCACGTCGTCATCGGGAAGCCGAACGCTCTCCTCGAGTTCCACCAGGTTCCACAGCACGACATCGTCGAGTTCGTGAAGGGCCGCGTGGAGACGCTGGGCATCATCCAGGGGGGCATCGACATGTACCCCTATACCCCGACCGCCGAGGCGATCCGCGACGTCACGAACGGCGTGATCATGCCTATGGCCTACTCGACGTCCAAGGTCGCGCCGGCGGTGAAGGAGCAGGTCGACGAGTTCGAGGTGATCACCCACTACACCATCAACCGGACGCAGGCTCTCGATCTGGTCGCGAAGCAGTGCCGGCTCCGCACCTGGCAGCTGGCCGGATACGGTCCTTTCGCCTCGCTCGTGAAGACCCACTTCCGTGACATGATCCGCATCGAGGCTCCCGACGAGCCTCCGGTCTGGAACAAGATCAATGGAGATGATCACTTTCTGCATGCCGCTGCTTTGCAGCAGACGGCAGTTCGTCTGCGTGCGGGCATCGAGTTTTCGACCGATCAAAGATCTTCTGTTTTCTTAGGAGGCGGCTCACGGTTGTTCCAGCCTGTCGGTCGACCCATATTTCGTGGCGCTGATCATGCCGGGGTTCTACGCTAGTGGCCGACAATCTTGCATCGAAGCTGCTGGCGATCGTACCCTTCAAGAAGAAGGCGCGTGCCGGCGGTACTGCGAACACGCCGACCTACAATCCGCAGAACGCGGATCAGGTCCTGACGCTGCCGCAGTACCGTGACCACCAGGACGATCTCTTTCAGGACCGTCTGGCGGACAACAGCCAGAGCCTCATCAAGAAGATGATGCAGAACGACCCGGACATGTCCGGGACCGTGAACGGCTACCTGACGCTCGCCGACACCCAGATGATCGTCTACGCCGAGGATCTGGACGGCAATGTCGACGAGGAGAAGAGCCGCGAGCTGCAGCAGCTCGTGACGAAGCTCTCTCACCAGACGGACTATACCCTCGGCTTTCAGCTTCGGCAGGGCATCTACCGTCAGGCTGAAGAGCTTCGCTACATGCTCCTGATGCGGGGCGCGATCGGGGGCGAGCTGGTCTTCGATAAGGCCGGGACACCCGACCATATTCGCAATGTCGACATGGCCGGCATCCGCTGGGTCGAGAAGAAGCCCGGCGACTACAAGCCGGGCCAGGTCGTGCCCGGCGTCTCGGATCCTGTCCCGATCGACACGCCCGCCTTCATGGTGGCGTTCTATCGGCGCGATCCCACCGCGATCTACACCGTCTCCCCGTTCGTCTCGGCGATCAACACCATCGCCGCGCGACAGCAGGTCATCAACGACCTCTACCGCATCATGCGCGCGACCGGGTATCCGCGCATCGAGATCAAGGTGCTCGAGGAGATCCTGACCAAGAACATGCCGGCGACCTATCGCCAGCCTGGCAGGGAGCAGGAGAAGCAGGACTGGCTGAATGCGCGCTACGGCGAGATCCAGTCCGCCTTCGACAACATCGCGGTAGACCAGAGCCTCGTCCACTCGGATGCCGTCGAGCTGAAGATGCTCAATGACAAGGCGCCGGGGACGGCGCTCAACATCACGCCGATCATCGAGGTGCTGAACGCCCAGAACCAGGCCGCACTCAAGACCATGAGCACGATCCTAGGTCGAGGCAGCTCGGGCGTGAACACGGGCTCCGTCGAGGCGCGCCTGGCCGCTCTCTACGCCGACCAGCTGAACGAGCCCCTGGCCGACTTCTACGGTCGGATGTTCTCCTTCGTCCTGCACCAGGACGGCTACCAGGGCTTCGCTCGCGTCGAGTTCGATCCTGCCGAGCTGCGCCCATGGACCGAACTCGAGCCGCAGCTCACGCTTCGCTCGCAGCGCCTGCGCCAGGACCTCTCGGACGGCCTCATCACGGACGTCGAGTACCATCTCTGGGTCTACAAGCGACTGCCGCCGCCGGGCGCTCCGCAGCTCTCAGGGACCGGTTTCTTGTCGGCCATCGAGAGCGCGCCGGCCGGCGATACCTCGGGCACGACCAAGGCGAAGCCCGAGGACGTCAGCCCGAAGACGGACAGTGTCGGTCGTGCCTCGAGTCCGCCGCGCACGCGCGCCACGGCCGCCAACCGCCGGCAGACGCGACGCCTGGCGATGGCAAGTCTCACCGGGCAAGCCTACAAGATGATCGAGGAGCAACGTACTGACCCCTAATTGTTAGGGGCACGTACGTTGCTGTCGTGTTGAAGCATAAGGCGGTTATTCCTATCTCGCTGCAAGCTCAACACGGACCCCTTGTTGTGAAGCAGCTCACCCTCAACGACGAACTGAAGGCCCGCGTCAAGTCCGCGGCGCCGGACGTCGACCCGGAGAAGGTGGCGATTTTCGAGGCCGCGGCGCTTTCCACGGCGCCCGTCCGCAAGAAGCACCCGGTCTACATGGGTGCGGTCCACACGACGAATTTCCTCGCCCAGATGCTGGGCGAGCTGACCAAGGAGAGCCGGCCGCTGCAGATCATGCACGGCAGCTCGGACGGAGATCAGCTCCCTATCGGGCGGGTCTTCGCCGGCAACATCTCCGAGGGAACGGGGATCGACGGCGCGACCGAGTTGCTGACCCTGTTCTGGATCGACAACACCCACTCGGATCTGATCGCGAAGGTCAATTCGGGCACCATCGACCAGGTGAGCGTCGCGATCCTGGGCAAGTCGGCGAAGTCCAACAAGACCGGCTTCGACTTCATGGGGCCGAAGGCTGACATTGAGAACATCTGGGGCGGTGTCGACGACAAGGGCAACCGCATGGGCCACGACGGGGCGCATGTGATTGTCGACGAACTGGACAGCTGGTTTGAGATGAGTCTGGTCGGCCAGGGCGGCGCGCAGGGTGCCCGCATCAAGGGCAACCGGCTTCAGCTCTCGGCCTCAGGGCAGGAGGTCCCCCAGCTGACCCTCGAGCTTTCCACCGGGTCGGCGGCGCCGACGCCGATCAAGACCGACCCGCAGAAGGACCTATTCGACATGGACGCCAAGGATTTCGCCGGCATCATCGCCGAGAACGCGACCAAGCTGGCCAACGCCGAGGCCGCGGCGAAGACCGAGAAGGAGCGCGCCGACGCGCTGCAGACGCAGCTCACCGCGGCGCAGTCGGAGCTGACCGAGCTGAAGGGCTCGGACCAGGCCGCGAAGCTCACCGCCGCCGAGGCCAAGGCGACCGACCTCCAGACCAAGCTCGACGCCGCGCTCGCCCTCCCCGGCAAGCTCGTCGCCCCGCTCTTCACCATGCTCGGCCAGACGAGCGCGACGCTCGATGCCGACCCGGACAAGGCCGTGACGCAGGTTCGCGAGGCGCTCGACGGCGTCAAGGCGATCGGCGCCCGGCTGTCCGGCGGCCTCGCTCAGCTCGGCTCGGCGCCCGCCCGCTCCAACAGCAACGCCGGCTTCAAGCGGCGCGCCTCGTAAGCGCCGGCTCCCGCCGCCCCGCAACACGATCTGACAGGAGCCAACGGCCATGTCCGCCCCCTTCCACAAGACCGTTCACGTCCACTCGATCAAGAACGAGCCCTTCAACCGCACGATGGTCTTCACGCTGCCCAACGGCATCAGCAAGACCGACGTTCTGGGCCGCCTCGTGGAGCCGGACCCGGCGGTCCCCTGCGGGATGAAGCTCCTGACGGACGGTGCCCAGATCCACGGCAGCGTGGCTCGCATCGACGTCTACGAGGATCGCGGCATGATCACCGCCCAGTTCCGGTTCTCCGAGCTGGTCCCGATCCTCGCCAACGACACCCTCGCTCAGGGCGATCCCGTGGTCGGCGCCGGTAACGGCTTCGTGAAGAAGGGTGTCGCGGGCAACAGCCCCGGCGTCTTCGTCGCCGAGGTTCTGACGATCAAGGGCGTGAAGTACGCGTCCATCGTCAAGCTCTGATCAATACCGACCGGGTCGTTACTCGGTCGGCCCAACGCAACAACTGTGTTCAACCCTAGTGGTACGTTCCGTACCAAGAACAGCCCGAGGAGTACGGGACAATGACCATCCGCCCCCTGCATGAGCTTGCCGCGGCTCGCCAGTCCCCTGAGGGCCTTCTGGCCGGTCTGGCGCTGCGCAACGACGAGGACGGCTCGATCCGGGCCGGCAAGCAGCTGATCTCCAGCGCCCGCTCCTACGGCCTGGAGATGCGCGACTACCTGCGGCTCGCCATCGACCCGACGAAGTCGGAGAACCGCGACAACTACGAGGAGCTGAACGGCTACGAGGCCGCGCTCAAGTTCCTCAACCTGCCGATCGGCGACGACTTCGACAGCGGCGTCACCCTCGACCTCGCCTCGGACACCTTCCAGTACAGCCCCGGCACCCGGGCGCTGTTCCCGGAGGTCGTGGACGACCTCATCCGTTCGACCTCGCGCCAGGTCGACTACGAGACCCTGCCCTCGCTCGTCGGCTCCAGCCGGACCATCAACGGCGTGGAGATGATCTCGACGGTCATCAACGACGAGAACGCCGACGACTTCAAGGTCATCGGGCCGGTCACCGAGTTCGGCCGGTTCCGCATCGGGTCCATCTCGACGAGCGAGAAGCGCGTCAAGATGTACAAGATCGGCGGCGGCTACCGGACCTCCTACGAGTTCCAGCGGCGCTCCCGCCTCGACCTGCTCACGCCCTATGCGGCGCGCATGATGCGTGAGCTGGAGCTGTCGAAGGTCGGCCTCGCCACGGAGCTGCTCGTCAACGGCGACACCGTCAACCCGGCCGCCGTCGTCAAGACCCAGTCGTCCTTCAACGGCACGCCCGGTGTCCCGAACGCGACCGCCGGACGGATCTCCTACCTGCACCTCCTGCAGTGGCTCGTGTCGCGGGCCAAGGCCGGTGTCCCGATCGACACGGTCGTCGGCAACTGGGACAGCTACATCCAGTGGCTGTTCATGTTCGCCCTGCCGACCGCGGGCGCGGCGACCACGACCGACGCCGAGAACCTCGCGGCGACCGGCTTCCGCATCGGTGGTGTGCCGCTGCTCAACGGCCAGATCAACTTCGTGCTCTCCACCACGGCGCCGGCCGGACAGCTCATCGGCATCCGCCGGTCCGAGACCCTGGAGCAGCTGACGGAGGCGGGCTCGCTCATCAACGAGAGCGAGCGCGCGATCCAGGAGCAGTCGATCACCTACGTCAAGTCGGAGGTCTCCGGCTTCCGCCTGGTCTTCGGCGACACCCGCGAGATCTACAACTACAACGCGTAAGTTGTAGGCGCTGTCTCGAGCACCCGCCGCGCAGTTGTGTGCGGCGGGACTATTTCGCGGAGGGTCGCACCTATGAAGATCCTAGTCAGTACCAACGGCCCGTTCCAGCTCATGAACTCGGCCCGCGAGGAGCTGGTCCGTGCTGACGGCATCACCGTGGTCGAGAAGTCCCTGCACTGGTCCGAGTTCATCTCGCTCGGGAAGGTCGAGGTTCACGCTCAGGTCAACGACGAGGCGACGGATGCGGAATGGCTGGAGACGCTCGCTGCCAGCGATGGTGACGAGGAGCTGGCTCTCGCGAGCTTCCTGGATCGCTACCCCGTGGACGCCGAGAGCGCCCGGCGGCCCGAGAGCAAGCCCGTCCCGCCCTCGACCAAGCAGGTCGAGCACAACGCGCCGAAGAAGGGCCGTCAGGCCAGCCCCGCAGCGTCGAAGCAGGAGTGACCTGTGGACGTCCTACCTTCAACCCCCGTGACGCTCTGGGTCGATTTCGAGGCGCCACAGGGGCTGGTGGTCCCGGACGTCGGCTCGGTCAAGTACAGCCTGTATGATGGCGCGGGTGCCCCACTGACCATCGCTCAGGCTCTGGCCCCGGAGGCGGACGCCACCGGGGTCTCTATCCCCATCCTCGCCATTCACCAGACCATCGCGTTGGATCGTAGCTTCGAGCGCCGGCAGGTCGTGGTGACCTTCACGGCCGAAGGCTGTGGCTACCAGAAGCGCCTCGCCTACCGCGTCGTCGAGCTGCCCCTGCACAGCGTCGTGCCGGACGATGTCCGAGCCTACCTCGGCATCAACGAGGACGAGCTGCGCGACGACGAGGTTGATCTTTTCGCGGCCGGCTTGGTCCTCGAGGGCCTCGTAGGGAAGGATCGCCTGGAGGCGGCGCTGACGTCTGGCACGTTGGCCGAGGTGCGCGCCACACGCGCCGTCGTGCTGTCGGCCGCTCAGCTGCTCTTCCCGGGCCTGCGATACCGGATCGCGCAGTCGAAGACGGACGGGACCCTCAAGTTCGAGCGGTTAAAAGAGGCTGGCACCTTCGATGCGCTGGTGGCGGCGACTGCCGACGAGCTGACCGGGATCGCCGTCGAGATGGGCTACGTCGGACCCGATGTGGGAGCCATCCCGGCCCTGCAGCTCGGCATCGTCACGACCGATCCGGTCACCGGCGTCGCGCCCGCCACCAGCATCGGGGGCTGAGCCCGTGCCGAAGCTGCTGTCGCGTCTTCAGGCGCAGAATGAGATCTGGCTCAAGAAGCTCGGCAAGGCGACCCGCTTTCGCGGCGTCATTTTTCCGGTCAACCCGACCGCCCTGCCGACCAGCGTCTTCGTTCTACCGCGGCTCGGTCTGCGCACGCGCCCGCGCGAGCCCGTCAAGGCGCGTGATCTTTTCCAGGACCCAGCGAACCGGATCATGCTCGTCGGTAATTGGGAGCTGCCTCTCGCCCACGACGATGTCGTGTCGCGCTGCTTCGTGCTGTTCCAGATGACCGCAGAGGTCTCCTGGCAGCGGCGGGCTAGCGCCACGATGAACCCTGTCACCGGACTCCCCCAGGCGGCGGGAGCTTTCGTGGAGCTGGGACCGATCTGGGTGTCGATCGAGAATTACACGCATGGCAACGAGGACCCGGGCCTGCGGGTGCCCACCGACCGGCTGCGGCTGATCACGGGCGCCCGCGTGCAGCTTGGCGACGTCGTGAACGGCAAGACCGTGAAGCGGCTGAACCCGGCGCTGGGGGTCTCGATCGCCGAGATCGAGTGATGCCGTGCCTGACTTCACCCTCCTGTTCAGGGTCGGCGGTAGGCGCGCCAACACAGTCGACCAAGACCCCAGCTTCGTAGCCGCGAAGAGCGTAGAGCTGCTGCGTGCTCAGGCGGAGAAGAAAGGCGTCGAGCGGACCGCCGAAGGCATCTTCGCCGCTCGAGATGACATCGTCCGGGACATTGCTCAAGACGCCGATCGCTTCGGTTCGCAGGCCGCCCGCGTCTTCACCAAGATCCGGTCACCGGCGAGCGGCACCATCACGACGGCGCTCGACGGCATCAGCCGGGCATCGGCGGTCTCCTCGACCGATAGCGCCTCCTCACGCCTTAAGGGGAAGACGACCGTCGAGTGGGTAGCTCTCACCAAGCGAACGCTGGAAAACAAGCGCCGCCGGATGGTGTCGAGCCGGCGGCGCCGGGGCGCGGTCTCTGCCGGCCAGCCGGACACCTTCTTCGTGGACACCGGCAACCTGCGCAAGGTCCTCCTCGACTACTTCGGCCCTGCCCTGGCTTCGCTCGTCGACCCGAAGATCATCGTGCGACGAGGTCCTCGGAAGGTCACCGTGTCACTCTCCATCCTTGCCCAGGCGTCCGGCAAGGAGAAGGCCGGCGTGAGCCCTCAATCGCTTCCGGGGGCCTATGGTGACGGGGGCGCTCGAAGCGAGAGCCTGTTCGTCCGATACCTCAAGAAGGTCGGCGCACCGGACCGCGATCCCAAGCATCCCCTGCTCTACAAGCTCGAGAACCCGCATGGCACCCATCGTCCCTTCTTCCAGAACACCCTGATCTTCTGGATCAGCAATCGACTCCCCATAGTCCTGGACAAGTCCCTGCGGAAGGCCTTGAGCCGGCGTGTCAAGAAGGTGACCTAAGATGTTCAAGATCGCTCGCCTATCGACGGTCCGAATGATCATCGACACGGCAGCTCAGTTCGGCTCCGACGTTCAGTACACGGAGTGGGATGGTCATGCCGAAGACTTCAAGCTTCCGAATAAGGATCTCGTCGGTCTTGTTGGCTTCTCTTGTACGGAGAACGACAAGTTCCACGACCTGAACTTCGGGATCGGCATCATGGTCATCGACGACCCCAGCCTTGTCCGAGCGACCAACTACGCGGACCTCTTCTATCAGCGTCTTCAGGCGCAGAAGCGGTTCCCGATGTTCAACGACGATGGATCACGGACCGGTTTCGAGGCCGTGATCTTCGACGGAACCTCCGTCTCGCCGATGACGCGCGTGGACTATCGTCCGACGTTCGACATCCAGGTCAGCGCGCGCGTCACGCGAGCGGGGACGCTACCGGCTCAGACGTGACCTCGGCATTCATCTTGTAGAGCAGATGCACGGTCTCCCGGACGCTCTCTGAGGTACAACCGAGAGCCGTCTCGATCAGAAACACGATCTCCTTCGTGACGCTCCGATGGTTCGCGACGGCGCGTGCCCGAAGAACAGCATCAAGATCGGGTTTGACCATGACAGTCAGAGGACGTTCGACGTTCGATTGGCTCTGCCTGGGCATAGATCTTGATCTTCCCATAGATTTTAGGGGCTCTGCTTTGGAAAAATGGGGCTCAGAGCCAATATTGCAAGCGACAGTTTTCAGACCCTGAGACGGAGATTTCTCCATGGTACCCGGCACCGCCCTCACGGGTCGCTTCCACTTTTCGACCGCCTCGCTGCTCATCGCGCCCATGGCGCAGCAGAAGGCGATGAACCCGCTCACGCACTCGGTCGGCCTGGTCAAGAACGTCCGCGTCGAGGCTACGCCCTCGAAAGTGGACCTGACTCAGGGCATCATGAACGATGTTGTCGCGAGCGTGAACAACGGCATGCCGATCACGGGCTCCGGTGAGGTGTACGAGTACACCTCCCGGAACCTCGCCTACGGCCTGTCGCAGGATCCGACCGGCCTCGTCGACATGGCTCCGCCCCAGGCGATCACCGCTGCGGTGGCCGCTGGTGCCACGTCCTTCACGACCGCCGCCGCGAACACCTTCGCTGTCGGCGACTGGGGCTATATCCAGGAGGCCCTGGACGACCAGATCCACATCTTCAAGGTGTCGGCGATCTCGACCAACACCGTGACCTTCACCGGCTATCCGGTCCCCACCGGTCTGTCCTTTACCACCAACGCCCGGGTCGGCGAGTTCAATAAGATCGACGCCGACCCGGCCAAGGCGAACAACTACTTCGCCGTTCGTGTCGTCGGCATCGCCGTCGATCTCTCGACGCCCGTCGTGCTGCACTTCCCCAAGTGCCGGATCACGAAGGGCTTCGCGATGGGCTTCAGCTCCGACAACTTCTCGAACCTCCCGTTCGAGTGGACGCCGCTGGTCCCCGTCGCGACCGACCCCGGTTACGATGCGGACTTCCGGCAGCGGATGCAGATCTTCAACCGGTAAGAACAAAATCGATCATGTCGAGAAAAGGCCCCGTGAAAACGGGGCCTTTTCTTTTGACCACTCGCACCCACATTGGAGAAAGCCAGCAGATGAGGCCTTGATCGTGTCAGTATCAACTTCCGCGCCACCGCCTCGTCTGAAGATCAAGCTCGACCCAGACAAGGATGAGAGCCGCGAGCTGTTCATGAGCTTCGGGCTTCTGAACGAGATCAGTGCGCTCGTCGGAGGGGTGGAGGGCGTCCCGAACCTCTCGTTCGACCCACAGACGGCGCTCACGGCGCTGGAGATCGTGCTCGCGCCGCGGGATGAGCGGGGCGCTGTACTGTCGGCCTCGGAGGCCGGATCGGACGCGATCTCGGTTCATCACATCCAGCCCGAGGTCGCCGAGCAGATCCTGGACTGGATCGGGGCGCATGCGCTGGATTTTTTCGTCCGCCGGTTCGACAAGAGCGCGACTCTCCTGGCGAGCAACGCGGCGAAGCTACAGGCTGTCGCATCATCTCTGACTTCTTCGGGGAACTCAGCTGGGAAGACAGCCTGATCCTCGCTTTCAGATGTCACCCGAGCGACCTGACCAAACTGTACTGGTCAAAGACACTCGATGATCTTCGTCGTGTGTCCGGTTTGTTCATCCGGTTCGAGATGGTCAAGGCCATGTCCACGACTGAGAGCTTGCTCTTCGTCGTGGGCCGCATGTTCAGCGGCTCCAAGTCCGAGCCCAAGCAGCTGGAGAGCGTGGACGACATGATGGCGTTCGCGCGCATGGTCAATGGCGGGTGAAGACCATCTGAATGTCGACCTCGACGTCGGCTCGAACGAGCTGGAGGCCTCTCTCCGGCGCACCTTCGAGGCGATGACGGCTGGTCTGCGCGCCGCGGAGGCGATGCGGACCACGATGGAGAAGGCCGTCAAGGCCTCGGCCGACTACAAGGACAACCTCGTCGCAGCGCAGAAGGCCGCCGAGAAGGCGGCGCCCGGGTCGGCCGCGGAGACCCGCGCCTTCGGCCGGATCGAGAAGCTCAACGCCGAGCAGGCCAAGTACAACGACAGCCTCGCGAAGGAGGTTCAGCTTCAGCGGGAGCTGAGCGTAGCCCGCGGCGCCGTGGATCGGGTCCGTTCCGAGGGCCGGGTCGCCGATGGCCGCACGGTCGGGCAGGCTCGTGCTGCCGAGAACGCTCTGAAGGATGCCCTCACCGGCATCAATACCACCACCGATCAGCTCACCGCGCGGCTCGCCCTGGCGACAGGCAAGGCGATGGAGCGCCTGCTGACGTCGACCAGCCAGGCCGTCGAGGGTGCCCTGGTCGCGGCCCAGCAGCGGGTCCAGATCCGAGCTGTCCGGCAGGCCGTGCCTGGTTCGGCCGACGCGGCTATCGCTGATGCGCGCATCTCTACGGAGCGCGCCGTCCGGCGGCTGGGCGAAGGCAGCACGCTCGCAGAGCGCGACGCCTTCGCTGATCGGCAGGCCATCGCTCGTGTCCAGGCCCTGCGGGAGCGGGCGACGGCCGAGGCCGAGAACAAGGACCGTGACGCCACCGATCGGCTGCGCGCGCGCCGGGAGCGTGAGACCGCGGAAGCCGAGAACAAAGAGGTGGATCGGATCCGCCGGCTGCAGGCTGTGCGCGAGCGCGCCAACGCCGAGACCGAGAACAAGGATCGTGACCGCCGGCTGACAGGGGAGACCGCTCTTCGGCAGGTCTCGCGCGATACCGCTTTCGTGAACCGCTACGGGGTCGAGCGGGGCGAGTTCCAGCGCATGATCGCGCAGGAGAACCTGTCGATCAATGACCAGAAGGCGTTGCTGCGCACCTGGGCGTCCGAGCGTCGCGCGGCGGTAGGCGCCGCGACACCGAAGACGGACGAGCAGCTTCAGTTCGGCGCCCGGGAGGGCTTCCGGGCGCGTCGAGCTGCCTTCGATCTGGACGGTGGGGCTCAGCAGTTCGCGTTCCAGGCGCAGCTCGCCGCGAACTACGCGACCTTCGGCCTGCTGACGAGCGCGATCACTGGGGCGATGGCAGCGCTCGTCGCCTTCGACGAGAACCTGGTCAAGTTCCAAGCGATCACCGGCGCGGCCAACTCGGAGATGGCTGGCTTCCGCGCCAACCTCCTCGAGGTGGCCGCGACCAGCAAGTTCTCGGTCAACGATCTCACGCAGGTCGCCATCTCCCTCGGCCAGACCGGTCTTGCCGCCAGCGAGGTCACGAAGGCGCTCAAACCCGTCGTGGATCTCGCGGCTGCGTCGGGCTCGACCCTGCAGGAGAGCGTGTCCGCCATCACTGGCGTGCTCGGTGCCTACAACATGGAGGCCGGGCGCGCGGCCGAGGTCGCCGACGTCTTCGTCGCTGCGCTGAACCGCACCAAGCTGACGATGGACCAGCTCCAGCTGGGCATCCAGTACGCCGCGAACATCGCGCGCGACAGCGACGTGAGCTTCACGGAGCTGACCGCCTCGATCGGCGCCATTGCCCAGGCCGGCGTGAAGTCGGGGTCGACGATCGGCACCGGCATGCGCCAGCTCATCACGGAACTAGCCGCACCGTCCGACAAGCTGCGGAGCGTCCTGAAGGAGGTCGGGATCGACCTCGCGGATGTCGACCTACGGACCCAGGGCTTCTCCGGCGTCCTCCAGAACCTGCAGAAGGCCGGTTTCGGCACCGCCGAGGCGCTTCGCTCCATGGATCTGCGCGCCGCGGCGGCCTTCTCGGCTCTCGTCGGGCAGGCCGACAAGCTCAGCACCCTCCAGAAGGAGTTTCTGCTCACCTCCGCAGCGACGGAAGGGGCGGCCAAGGCCAACGAGAGCCTGTCGTCCGCCGGCCAGCGTCTCACGAACATCGTGTTCGGTCTCGTGGACACCGCCTTTGCCCCGCTGGTGAAGGTCCTGACCGCGGCGGCCGGCGGCACCGGCACGATGCTGGAGAAGCTGAACCAGCTCGGCCCGATCCTGCCTGTGATCGCCGCTGGCTTCGGCTCCATCGCCACAGCCATCGCCGCCGTGAAGATCGGCCAGCTCGTGGCCGGCTTTACCTCTATGCTCGGGGCGGGCGGTGCTCTGGCGCTGCTCTCTGGGCCGGTCGGCCTGGCGGCCGGTGCGGTGGCGGGCGCCGGTGGGCTGATCTACTACCTCACCACGCTCCAGTCGGAGGCCGAGAAGGCGCAGGTCGCCCTCGACATCCTGAAGCGGTCCGAGAACGAGCTGACGTCCCGGCAGTCGACGCTCCAGCAGCGCTCGACCGACCTGGACCGCACGATCCAGACCCTGATCGACCGCCGGGAGAAGCTCAACAGCGATCCGCTGATGCGTGAGACGGCGGTGATCGAGGCCCAGAAGGCGTTCGGGGACATCGGTCTTGCCGCCGACCCGGCCCGTACCTCGGTCGACGAGCTGATCAAGAGCCTGCAGGGGTTGCGCGTCGAGCTGAACACGCAGCTCCCCACTCTGCTGTCCGAGCAGATCTCGGTCCTGAGCAAGAAGATCGAGGAGCTGAACCGACTTCAGGCCGCTCGCGCCCGGGGATCGCAGGTCACGGTCGGGACAGCCTCCGGCGACGTGGCTGGGATGGGCGCCCTCATCGACGTCGATCCGCTGGCCGACATCCAGCGGCTCGACCGGAACGGCCCGGGTATCTACTCGACCATGGCTCAGGTCATCCGTGACCCGCGCCTCCTCGGCGAGAACCCGCTCGGCGGCGCGGCCCCCTACCGAACGGCCGCGCTCCGTGAGGTCGATGAGCTGCGGACCCAGGCCACGCGTGCGCTCATCGCCGGATACAAGTCAGGGGCCGACCGTCTGGATGCCCGGGTCAAGGCGGTCGAGGCGGCGCTCGCTCGTTTCAACGAGGTCGTGGCGACGGCGACCGACATCCAGGCTACCGAGCAGCAGCGCCGGACGGCGCAAGCCGCCGAACGCGCGGCCAGCCTGCAGGATACCTCAGAGTTCGCCGCGGTCCGCTCGGCCCGCGACCGCCTCTCGGGCCAGCAGCTCGCTGGCGTCACCGAGGCCAGCCGTCGCGCCGGCTTCGGTGGCCTCCAGGACATGCGCGCCGCCGCCCGCGTCGTCTCGGGAGAGGCGCAGGGCGTCTTGGACCAGATCAAGGTCCTGAAGGACGCCATCGTCGCTCGTGGAGGCAGCGACGAGGAGCGCGAGCAACTCCGCAAGGCGGCCGACGATGCCTATCGCGAGGTCACCACGGGGCTCGAGGCCATCGTCCGTGGGCAGAGCAAGGAGGTGCGGGATCGCTTCTCGGCGAGCGCGCCGGAGCAGAAGGCCGTCCTGAACGCGCGCATCCGCTCGGACGAGGCGCAGCTCGCGCTCATCCAGCGTCAGACTGCAGCGTCCGGCGACCCCACCCGGGTGGCCGGCTTTCGCGCGATGGCCGAGCAGATCCAGCGCGAGATCAATGCGGCCCGCGAGCAGATCTTCCAGATCGAGCAGGGCAACACGCCCGAGGAGATCGTCAACAAGAACCCCGAGCTACGCGCCCGGCGTGACGAGATCCAGCGTGAGGGCAAGGCGAAGCTCGACCAGCTGACGGTCACCTACGGCGAGATCCACAAGCGGCTCCAGGACCAGATCCTCAACTACAAGATCGAGGGCGAGCAGGACCGGAAGAGCCTGATCGAGAACCAGATCAAGGGCTTGGAGAAGGTTCGGGACGACGTTCGCTCGACCCCAGAGCAGATGCGCGCGGCCGTGCAGGAGATCAACCGTCTCCTCGGCGAGGTCGCTGCGATCGGCAAAAGCATCAACGCTCTCCAGGTTCAGAAGGGCGACATCCGCATCCCGGACGTCGTCCCCGGCACGACCTATCGGGGCGGCTCGACCCAGCAGCGGATCGTCGACACCCTCCGGGGGCAGGGCGTCAGCGAGGAGCGCATCCGCTATGCCCTAGCGAATGGGCAGATCGAGACCGGCGGCTATGATCCTCGGGTGATCTCGGGCGAGCGCCGCTCATCGGCCGGCGCCACCGGGCTCTTCCAGTTCCTGCCCTCGACCTGGGAGCGTATGTACGGCACCCGCAATGTGGATGTCGGCTTCGAGGCGCAGATGCGCGCCTTCCAGGAGTTCACTCAGCGCAACGCCGGGACCTTCCGCTCGAACATGGGCAGGGAGGCGACGAACGAGGAGCTCTACCTCATGCATCAGCAGGGCGCCGGCGGCGCCCTGAGCCTGCTGCGCGGCGGCGATCGGTTGGCCACGGACATCCGTGGGCTCGATGCCGTCCGGGGGAACATGGGCAAGGACTTCCGCTCCGACATCACCGCGGAAGAGTTCGTCCAGTACATCCTGCGCAAGTACCGAAACGCCGAGACCACTGTCGGGAACCCCTCCCCCACGAGCCGGGCGACGGAGACTGCCCGCCGGCAGCAGACGGCCGATGACCGGACCGCGGAGGACTTCGAGAACCGCCGGCAGGCCAACGCGCGCGCCGAGGAGAAGGCGAACCGCGAGCGCATGCTGGCGGACCTGCGCAAGCAGGATCGGGCGCTGAGCGAGCAGTACGACACCCAGCTGACCCTGGCGAAGCGGGTCCAGGATCCCGCCCGTGTCATCGACGCGAACCGCGACGCCTTCACGACCCTGGGCCAGCTCTTTCAGAATGCCCGCCAGCGCGACGAGAACCAGCCGGATCGCGGCAGCGACGAGGACCGCGAGACGGCTCGTGCCGCGACGCGCCGACGCTTCGCCGACCTCTACTCCCAGCAGGGCCTGAACCAGGCCGAGACCGCCGGCAAGGCGAGCTTGAAGGAGATCACGGACCGGCTCGAGCAGCTCATCGCTGCTCGCAAGGAGTTCGAGCGCCCCGAGAACATCGCTCGTGCCGGTAACACGGAGCGCATCAACCAGCTCAACGACGAGATCAACACCCTCCAGAAGCGCAAGGAGCTGGAGGGCGAGTACGCCGCCAACCAGGCCAAGATCATCGCGCTTGAGGAGACCCTCAAGCAAATGAAGGCGGTCGGCCTTGACACCGATCGCGACACCCTCGCGATCCGGGAGCGCCTGCGCGACGTCACCGAGCAGCAGAAGCGGCTCGAGCCCACCAACAACCTCGCTCGTCAGCAGGCGCGCACCGAGCGCACGCTCGGCGAGGCGGGCACCGGCGCCGTCGACTCCTTCATGAAGAGCCGTGGGATCGTCGATTTTCAGGGTCGGCTCGTCGACCCTATGGTCGAGGCTCAGAAGCGCATCGAAGAGAGCCTGACGGTCATCGGCAACTCCTTCGACAACCTCTGGACGAACCTGTTCAACGGATCGATGAAGGCCGGCGATGCGCTGAAGAAGTTTGCGACCGACATTCTCGGCGGCCTGATGTCGTCGATCTCGAAGAGCCTGACGAACAGCATCTTCCGCTCGATTTTCGGCGGCGAGGGGTTGAGCGGAGGCAGCGGCGGCAGCATCACGAGCTTCTTCTCGTCGCTCTTCGGAGGCACCCAGGCCGCCGCCCTCGGTGGCGTGATCCGGCGCGCCGGCGGCGGCACGGTGCCGGTCTCCGACGCCGCGCTGGCGAACCGAGACAGCAAGATGGTCTACGCCATGCCCGGCGAGTTCATGCTGCGGAAGTCGGCGGTCGACGCGATCGGCCGCGACAAACTCGAGCAGATGAATGCCCTGGGCAACACCATGGTGAGCCGGGCGCCGCCGATCGACACCTCAAGGCGCCTGGGCGGCGCCTCGGCGAGCGCCAATGTCTACGTCGTTCCCCCCGAGCAGGTCCCGCCGCCGAGCGAGAAGGACATCGTCCACATGGTCGGCAACAACATCCGCAAGGGCGGGGCTCTGAAGGAGCTGGTCAAGAGCGTGGCCACGCGAGGCTGAAATGGCTGTCTCCGACATTTTCGACTTCCCCTACCACACCCCCAACGACGAGTACCCGGGTAGCTCGTCGTTGAAGCTCGGGCGCGGCTACCGCTTCGCGGCGAAGCCCCCTGGACCGGACGAGGTCCTCGTTCACCTGAACTTTCCCAGCATGTTCGTGTGGCAGCTCAATGCCGGCGATGGTCCCAACAAGACCGTCTTCCCACAGCTCAACATCTATGCCCTGGAGACCTTCTACAAGAAGGTGAGGATGTACGAGCCGTTCACCTATCCCCACGCCACGAAGGGGAACGTCATCGTTCGGTTCACGAAGCCACTGATCATGCCGAAGACCATCAAGACGTCGCCGGGAGAGATTGGCGGCATGACCGTCGCCGGCACCTCTTACCGCCTGCACCAAGTCGAACCCTTCGATCTCGAGCTGATGTACTTGGACGCCTGACATGCCCGTTCCCAGCTCCCATGTCGACGAGGGCCTCAAGCTCACAGCGGACGGCGAGGTCGTCTTCTTCGAGATCGCCCTCAAGAACGTGCCGAACGGCGCGACGGCGGTGATCCGCTTTCGCGATGGACCGCAGGGACAGACGACGACCTGGAACGGGAAGGTGTGGGACCACCTGCCCTGCCAGATGTCGGGCTTCACCCGCTCGTCCGAGGAAGAGCGTAATCGACCGACCCTTCAGCTCGTCAACCCGCTGGGCATCTTCAACGACGCTGCCTTCGCCGGCCGCTTCGATAGCGCGATCCTGCAGAAGTTTACGGTCCTGCGCGATCACGTCGAGCGAGGGCTTCCGATCGCCAACAACGAGATCTGGTTCATCGGCCGCGTCATGGACCTCATCTCCGGGCAGTCGATCAGCTTCGAGCTGCGTGCCCTCTCGGATGTCCCTGACCAGCTCATCCCGGCCCGCATGTTCACGCCCGGCGACGGCTTCCCGTTCGTGACCCTGTGAAGCGGTACGTTTCGTACCTACATCCCTGCCATGATCAAGACGGATGGTCTTCTCGGGCTCGAGTTCGAGCACGGCGTCAACGACTGCTACTCGCTGATGCGCCGCTTCTACGCAATGAACTTCGGCATCGACGTGCCTGACCTCGCCCGGCCGGACAGCTGGTGGGACAAGGACGCGCACGGCAAGAGCCTCAATCTCTATCTCGACCACTACGCCTGGGCCGGCTTCGGCCTTGTCCATGGCCGCCCGCAGGACTGGCTCCCCGGCGACGTGATCCTGATGGCCATCCGGTCCGAGGTGGCGAACCATGGCGCCATCCTACTGCCGCGCGGCCAGATCCTCCATCACTTCCTGGGTGCGCTCTCGCAGATCGAGCCGTACAGCCGGCCGCTGTGGCGAGACACGACGGTTGCTGTCCTGCGGCACCCGCAGGTCGACGGCACCAAGTTCCTGCAGGAGACCGAGATCGACGCCATGGAACTGGTCCCTCAGCGGATCCGGGACATGATCGAGGACGCGAGACAGGGGACTCTCGATGTCTGACCTGATCGCGGACCTTCTCGTGCTCTACGAGGACGATCTACTGGCCCCGGAGCGCTGCGGCTTCGTCGTGGACGACAAGATCGTCGAGGTGAAGAACATGTGCCACGAGCCGGCCGATGGTTTCGACATCTCCGGCGAAGATCTTATGAAGTACGAAGATGTTGTGACTGCATCCTGGCACACCCATACCGGGACAGACTGTAATCTCACCCGGGATGATCTTGTCTCATTCTTGAATTACCCCCACCTGCAGCACTATATCGTCGGCTCGGACGGCGTTGCTTGCTACGTCGTAGAGCAAGGGCGAGTGCTTCGTGCTGCGACGTATCCACCTTCACGGCGCGCTGAAGAGCATTCATCCGGGGATCCTTGAGATCCATGCTGCCACCCCCGCCGAAGCCCTGAAGGCGATCTCTCGTCAGATCCCGGGCTTCGGCGGGAACGCGATCACCGGCCCCCTTCGGGTCAAGGTCGCGGGGCTCGAGACCGTCGAGGAGCTGATCTCGCCCGGCGGTCCGCAGGACCTCCACATCTTCCCGCAGCTCAACGGCGGCAAGAACGGTGGCTTCTTTCAGATCATCATCGGGGCTGTGCTCGTGGCGGCGAGCTTCGTGACCGGCCCCGTGCTCGGTCCGATCCTCTTGAAGCTCGGTATCTTGATGGTGCTGGGGGGCATCCTGCAGATGTTCAACACGCCGAAGCGCGACAACAAGGACGCCCCCGAGAAGAAGAACCACTATCTCGGCGCTCCCAAGAACACGGTCGAGATCGGCACGCGTATTCCGATCCTCTGTGGCCAGGACCGTGTGGGTGGCCACTACTTGTCCTTCCAGATCGACGCCGTCGACACCGGAGTCGTCTGATGGCTCTCGGCTTGAAGGGGCGCAAGGGCTCGACCACGACGAGCCGAAAGGCGACGCGGCACGACGACACCCTGTTCGCGACCGACACCGTCGAGCTGTTGCTCGCGATCTCGGAGGGGCCGATCGACGGCTTCGTGGATGGGGCGGCGAGCTTCTACGTCGGCGACGTCCCTCTGCTCGACAAGGGCAGCAACACCCCGAACATCTCGAACTTCGAGCTGCGCATGCTGCGCGGCACGAACCCGGCCGACAGCATCCGGCTCAACCTCGGCGGATTGTCGTCGTCGAAGAACGTCGGCTTGGAGCTGCGCACCGCTGGGCAGGCGATCGTCACGCAGGGCGACAAGACCCAGATCGACTACATCGACATTCGCATCGTCGTGCAGCAGCTGCTGTCGCTCTCGGCGGAAGGCGGCGAGTTCCCGACCGGTGTCGAGTTCAAGATCGAGATCAAGCCGCGCTCGGCCTCGACCTGGCAGATCCCCTTCGACAACCAGCCCCCTCCCCCCGTCGAGAACACGTCGGGTGCCTCGAACTATCGTCCGGGTGCGTCGACCCCGGGCACGGTGATCAACGACAGCTACCGGGAGACCTACGTCTCGCCTGGTACCGCCACGCAGCCCGTGCCCAAGGCAACCGGTGCGATGTGGTTCCTGTCGGACCTCACGCCCTGGAGCCCGCGCATCTGGAACGGCACGTCCTGGCAGGTCCCGAACGGTTTGGCCTCCGGGAGCCGCAGCGGGTACGCGATCTGGACCTGGACCGACTACGACGGCGCTTCGCGGACCGCTTGGTATAGCCCCAGCGGCACCGCGCCGCCGCCGGGAACCTTAGGCGTGGGCGACTTCCTGCTCACGCCGCAGTCCGGCGAGCAGGTCTACGCCTTCAACGACACGTCGTGGGTCTCGACCAAGCAGTTCGACACGCCGGCCATCGCGGCCCCGGGCGTGATCCAGATCGCCGGTCTGACTCGGTCGCCCTACCCCAAAGACTATCGGATCCCGGTCGCGCGGATCAACGAGCCCTATGACGTCCGCCTGACCCGCATCAGCCCGGTCTCGGACAAGACCGTCGTCCGCAACATCACCTTCGAGAGCATCCAGGAGGTGAAGCGAGACGTCGTGTCGTTCCCGGATCTCGCCCTTGCCTGGTTGACGATCAAGGCCACCGACACCTTCACGCAGGTCCCCGACTTCACCGGCGTCTATCGGGGTATCCGTGTCCCGGTGCCGTCGAACCACGTCTTCAACGAGACGACGAACCTCTCGGAGTTCCCGGGGATCTGGGACGGCACATTCAAGATCGCCTACACCAACAACCCCTCCTGGCACGCCTACAACTTCATCAAGAACTCTCGGTACGGGAAGAACGCCTACTACCCCGAGGTCCCCGATCAGTGGGACTTCTATGAGTTCGGCAAGCACTGCTCGGCCCACGGCTTTCGGTTCAACGAGTATATCCAGGACCCTCGTTCCACCAACGAGCTGATCAACTACATCGTCGGCATCGCCGGCGGTCGATACGTCGACCGCGGCGACGGATACTCGACTGTGATCTGGGACGCGGATGACCAGGTCGCGCAGGCGATCTTCGCGCCCGAGAACACAGTCGAGGGGTCGTTCTCCTACTCCTTCACCGACGCGGCCGAGCGGAAGAACGATTTCAAGGTCTCGTTCAAAAACCCGGGCCTGAACTACCGAGAGGATCGTGTCCGGGTCTACGACCAGAACACGATCGATGTGAACGGCCGCAACGCCGAGGAGTTCGTCGCGGTCGGCTGTCGCGATCCCGAGGAGGCCGTGAAGCGCGGCCGGCTGCGGCTCGCCACGTCGCTGACCGAAAAGATCATCGTCTCCTTCAAGACGAACCGGATGGGCCGCTACCTGCTGCCCTTCCAAGTCATCCTCATCGCCGACGATCAGTCGACCAACGTCATCTCCGGCCGGGTCAAGAACTCGGCGGCGCTGCCAACCGGGACCTCGGTCCTGCCGCTGCGCGACCAGATCTATCTCGAGGCGGGGGTTTCCTACTCGATCCAGTTCACCCTCTCGAACGGGAATGGGGGTCTGAAGGTCGTCACATACCCGCTCACGGTGGCGACCCCTGGCCTGCAGAGCCAGCTGCAGCTCTCGCAGGCCCTCTCGGAGCCGCTGCCCGAGTACGCCGTCTTCTCGATCGGTGCCCCCAAGCCGTTCCGCATCGTCTCCATCACGCAGGACAAGGACGAGCCCGACCAGATCGAGATCACGGCGATCGAGGTCAATCGCCTGAAGTGGGCCTTCGTGGACGGAACGGTGGAGCTGCGCGATCTCGTAGCGCTCCAGACCGGCCCCCTCTCCCGCTATGTCTACCCGGTCACCGGCGCCCAGATCGTGCCGGAGATCACTGCGGACGGACGCTACAACCTGCTCGCCACCTGGAACCCGACCGAGACCAAGCTCAACCGCGGTTACCGGGTCTACCAGTCCTTCAATCAGGGGCCGATGAGCCTCGTCGCCGAGCCCAGCGACACGCTCTACCGGATCGAGTCTCCGGCCGCCGGCACCTACATCTTGTCCATCGTCGCAGTCGGCCTCGATAACGTGACCGAGAGCCCGCCGGTCACGGTGAGCTACGTCGTCGCCAGCACGACTTCGATCCGATCGGTCGCGCCGCCGAAGAACCTTCGGCTCGTGAACGAGCCGGCTGCACCGCTCTTCTACGCCATCAACCCCCAGTTCACCTGGGAGGCAGCGGAAGACCCGCTCGTCATCAAGTACATCGTCGAGGTGCTGAACGGCGCCGGCGCCGTGCTCTACACCGAGCGCGTCGAGGGGCAGCTCGTCTTCTCCTACACCCTCGCCCAGAACAAGGCCTCGAACGGCGGCGTCGCCCTGCGCGCGTTCACGGTTCGCGTTCGCTCGATCGACATGACGGGCTCGTTCTCCGAGCCGGTCACCCTCGCGGTCAATAAGCCGGCTCCCCCTGCCGTCGTGCCCGACCTCCAGCCGGCTGGGCTCAGTGTCGTGGTCTCCTACGAGCGCCCTGCCCTGACCACCGACATCGCAGGCGCCCTGGTCTGGATGGAGCAGGCCTCCGGCTACGACCCGCTCCAGAAGGTGCCTGCCTATGACGGCGAGCTGAACCCGGTCTTCATCAAGGGCGAGAAGGGCAAGACCTACTACGTCCGGGTGGCCCTTTACGACAGCTACGGCAAGTCAGGGCTCAATATCTCGGCCGAGAAGTCGATCAGCATTGGCACGGACCTGATCGATACCGTCGCGCCCATCATTCCAGACGCACCGAGCCTCAGCACCACGCTCGACAAGAGCGTGGATGGCAAAGTCTCGGCCTCGGTCACGGCGACCTGGGCAGCAAGCCCCTCGACGAACTTCGGACGTTTCGAGGTCCGCTTCCGAGAGACGGCAACCGGCAACTGGGGGCCTGCCGAGAACGTGGGCGCCGGCCTGGCGATCACGAAGCGCAACCTTCTGCCGGGTACGGTCTACCAGGCTCAGCTGCGTGCCGTGAACCAGGACGGCTTCGCTGCCTCCGGGTGGTCGGCAACCGCGGAGATCACCTCGGCCGCCAACACGGCCCCGCCCGGAGCAATCACGGGGCTCGTGGCGGTCGGGGGCTTCGAGCGTGCCTACCTGTCCTGGAGCAATCCCACGGACAACGACCTGAGCTATCTCGAGGTCTACGCCGGCACCTCGAACGTGTTCGCCAACGCGACGCGGATCGCGACGCTCAGCCCGCGCGACACGACCTATCAGGATCCGCTGTCGACGACCGGGACCAAGTTCTACTGGGTCCGTCCGTTCAACAGCTCGAAGGTCGGCTCGACCTCTATCACGGGACCCGTCAGCGCCACCTCGGTGGCCTTGGTCGGCGCTCAGATCGGCGCCGGGATCATCGATCAGACGAAGGTCGCATCGAGCCTGGCGCTCGTCGAGACGGTGTCTGTGCTCCCCACGACAGGCAACTTCGTCGGTCGGCAGGCCTACCTGACCGCGGACAGCAAGCTCTACCGCTTCAGCACCTTAGGTTGGACGAGAGAGGTCGACGGCGCCGACCTCAGGGCAAACTCAATCCTCGCGGGAGCTATCGCCGCCGGAGCCGTCAAGGCCGCTCAGCTCGATGCGGGCGCAGTCACCGCTTCCAAGCTCGCCATCCAGTCGGCCAACCAGTTCTTCAACGGTGACCTCGCGCAGGGCATGCGCGGCTTCGCCGTGGCCTACAAGACAATCACGATCCCGACCGGGGTCCAGGTTGGCCCGTCCGTCTGGGGGCCTGATGGTCTCCCGAAGCAGCTGCAGCTCTATGCGACTGGCACACCGTCCTCCGGTCAGGTGATGGATGCGGACTGCTATCGCATCGACGGGAACGGCAACAACACCTTCTACAGCGTTACGGGAGGCCAGACCTACGAGTTCTCGGCCGCCGTCTCCGCGCATCGGTCCTCTGCGCTCTGCTACATCTCTTGGCTTGACGCCAGCCAGAACTTCATCTCGCAGCCCGCCAGCGCGACGGTCTACAATAATCAGTCGACGGGCGGCCCTATCTCGACGTTCCAGCGCGTCGGCCTGATCGCTGTTGCGCCCTCCAACGCTGTCTACGCGAAGCCGAGCTTCCGCCTGATCGCGGACGGAACAGTCAATCCCATCGTCTTCGTCTCGGCGATCATGTGGGCGGGGGCTCGTACCGGCCAAACCGAGCTGAGCCCCTACGTCGACCCCACCGTCACAGCGATCGACGGCGCCAACCTCTTCACCGGCTCGCTCAACGCCAACCGCATCATCGCGGGCAGCATGACGACCGACCGCTTCACGGCGGGGACCATCGATGCTGCGATTATTGTCGCTGGCTCGATCAAGGTCGGCATGCTCGACGCGAGCGTGCTGACCGCGGCCAACATCACGGTTTCGGGCGCGACGCGGCTTTCCTCCTGGCTTGGTGGCACGGACACGACCAAGATCAACGGTGGCGCTATCGAGGCGAACTCGATCCGGACCAACAGTATCCAGATTGGCGCTCGGGGTATTAGCGTCGTCGGCATCGAGTTCCAGATGGGACGAGATGGCAACGGGAACCTGACCAACACTATCCAGTGGACCGCTGGGTACGTTCTCTACATAAACGATAGTGGTGTGGTCGCCAGCGCGCAGATTAGCGCTGGTAGTGTGCCTACGGGCGGCGGGTTCTACTACATTTTCTGGCAGAAGGGTGCAGGCGTCTTCATTGCCGCCGACACTAACAGCTACCCGAGCTACCTGTCCAACCCCGACCTCGTCCTCATGGCCAGCACCGGGAGTGCGACGGGTCTTGCCGTCTTCTACGGCGGCACGGTGATCGATGGTACCAAGATCACGACTTTGTCGATCACGGCTGCGCAGATTGCCGCGAACCAGATCCAGACGCAGCACATGCAGGCGAACTCGATCCAGGGCGACCGGATCGCAGCCGGCTCCCTGGTTGCCGAGAAGATCGCATCGGGCACCATCACGGCTGCGATCGTCTACATTGGCAACGACCGGATGTACCTTCAGAACTCCAACGGTCCTCGCCTGATGGTCTACGACACCAACGGTGTGAACCGGGTGGCGATGGGCGAGTTGAGCGGCAACGGAAGCAACGTCTACGGCGCAATTTTCCGCAATGCGCAGAACCAGATCGTGATGGACACGACGGGCCTCGGGGGTGCGGGCATCGGCGTTCCCGGCACGGGTCTGCTGGCCTCGGGCGGCAGCGCCAATGTCCTCGACAACGCCACGTTCGACCTCGGCACGGCCGGCTGGCTGAACTACTCGAACACGACCATCGCAGGTTATGGCATCGACCTGAGTGCGTCCTACGCGCTCTCGAACGGGCACACCTACTGGCTCGGGGGCGCCAACGGCGACAACGGCGCCGTCTACATCGTTTATGCCAACCGGGCCGATGGTCGGATTTACTACCCGGCCACGCCGAACCAACGTTGGGAAGCTTCTGCCTGGCTGAACCCTCATCGCTGCAGCGCTCGCGTCGTCATCGCGTTCATGGACGGTAACGGAAACGCTCTCACGACGGTGGCGTCGAGCAACGTCGTCAACAATGACAGTAACGGCAGCGACCTGACAGGCTACAAGCGTGTGGGCTGCTTCGCTCTGGCGCCCGGCGGCACGGTGTTCGTTCGCATCCAGATAGAGGCCTACGCCAATGGACAGGGAAGTCCCTATCTTTTCTTCACCCAGCCCCACCTCGGCGTCGCGCTGCCGAACCAGGCCGAGCTGAGCCCCTGGTCGCCGGGCGGCGGCCAGATGGCGAAGCTCAACTCTGGCAACATCGGCGTCTATATGGCGGCCGCGACCATTGGCGACGCGCAGGTCGGCACGCTCTCGGCGAACAAGATCTCGGTCAATCAGCTCTCGGCCTTCACCGTCGACCTCGGTGAGGTCACGGCGGGTCGGGCGCGCTCGGGTGATAGCAAGTTCGTGATCGACTTCAACGCCCGCTACCTCGCCATCTGGGACTGACGCCATGACGATGCGTCTTCTCTGCGGGCGGCACCCGGCGACGGGTGAGACCGGCTTCTGGATTGCGAAGCCAGGCTACGACTGCGTCAACGACGATCGCACCGATCGCACCAAGTTCCTGTTCTCCTCCAGCTTCGCGGGCCGCCGGCCGTTCCGCACGCTCGCCAGCGGGCAGACCGCGTCGAACACGCCGATCTACCTGCCGGGGTCCCTCGCCAGCCTCGGAGGCACGCCGGCCCTCGTCTATCGACCGATGAACAACGCGACGCAGGAGCGGCAGAACAACCTCTACGGGACGCAAAACGACGGCGCCGGCAACGCCTTCGCCTACACCGAGTTCTTCAACCGCTTCGTCGACGGCAACCCGGCTCAGTTCCTGATCCTGAACAGCCAGACGCCCTCCTCGACGGGCTTCCTGCTCCGCTACATGGTCCTGCTTCTCTGATGGCCAAGCGCGTCATCATACGGCCCGGCTTCATCCGGGTCTCGCGGCCGGGCTATGATGTCGACACAGCCTCGGAACGAGACCTCCTGCTGTCGCTCGGAGCACGCAACAACCAGATCATCCAGCGTGGTCAGGCGACGATGACTCTGGTCAATCAGGCCGGCGCCATCAACACCTACCAGAGTAATGTCTGGTTCCCTACGCAGGCAACAGCCCCGGATTTCTGGTTCGGGATCACGACCAGCGTGGTGACAAACGATGGAACAACATACACCGTCGTCTCCTATACTGACCATCTATTCGTAGAGGTCAAGGTCGTGAGTGCCACACTGACCACAGTACCATACCTGATCTTTCGCAAGAGGCTGTCCGGCTGATGTTCCTCGACATGAACGGCCCCGACTTCTTCCGCGTCCAGAAGGGGGCCAACACGGGCCGCATCAGCGACGTCCTCGACCCGGACGTGATGTTCTCCGGCGTCTATGACGACGGACAGGGGCTGTACTTCGAGCAGGCCGTCAGCGCACCCGGTCTGTCGACGAACAGCTACACCGTATCCTACGGCACGACGTTTGGCGTCACCCCCATCGTGTTCGCGGCGCTCCGGCTCACCCAGAGCGTCGTGCAGGACGGAAAGACCCTCTTCAACACCGGAGAGATCATCGCGGCACCCTGCTTCGGGCAATACAATCGCTTCGGTGCGGGTCGCGTCGTCAACTACGGCTTCTACATTGTGACCGGGACAAGCAACATGACTGTTGTTGTGAACGGCTTCACCGGTACGGCCTACTTGCTCGTGATGGACATCTAAGATGATCGTATCCTATGACAACGTGACCCGAGCCATCGTTGGCACTGCCGAGACCGTCAACGTCGAGGGACTCAAGACTGTTCTCACGCAGCGGGGGGTTCCTCACCTGGAGTGGCAGGGTGCTCTGCCGGACACCATCGAGCGGCTGTGGGTGACGCCCGGCGGCGGGCTCGCCCTGCGCGAGCCGATGCCCTTCCCGGTGCCGGCCGACCTGGCGCTCGCCGCCCCCTACACTGTGGCCCTGCCGGCCGGCGCCCCTGCCGGTGCCGTCTGCGAGCCCGCCGCCGGCACCGTGCTCGGCTCTGGGCTGCACGCGGTGGTGGTTCGGGCACCAGGGTTCCACGACGCGCGCTATGCCGTCGAGGTTCATACGCCCGAGGACGAGCAGGCCCGGCTCATCGCAATCGCCGAGGATCTTCGCTGGCGCCGCGAGACGGGCGGCACGGTTTGGGACGGACACCCGGTCTACACCGACGATCGGGCAAAAACCCTCATCATGGGCTCGGTGATGAGCGCGCAGCTCGACCCGACCTACCGGACCACCTGGCAGTTCCGCGATGGGACCTCGCAAGAGCTGGGAGCGGCTGAGATCGTTGCGCTGGGCCGCGCCCTCGGCGCGCACGTCGCAGCCGCCTTCGCGGTCTTCAAGGATGTCAAGTCCGACATCCTGAACAACACGATCACAACGGAAGAACAGATCGAGGATCGGTTCGTAGCGTCGGACTGATCCAGTGCCAGAACTCTTCCCATAAGAGATAGGGGAAGTCTATCGGCTGCTAGTAGGGGCGCCTATATCTGGGCATGCCCCGCGGGAAAGCCATCATGACCTACGGCACGCAGTCGGATCGACTGCGTGTTGCGGCTATGGCGAAGCTGAAGAAGCTCTCGATCAGCGAGTATCTTCTTCAGTTTATCCGGGACGACTACCGCGCCGTCTACGGCGAGACGCCCCCGGAGAAGCTCGATGCCCGCGTCCAGTGCTGAGCGCCTCGAGCGCTGTCTCCCCTACATCTTCGAGGGCGAAGGCGGCTACACGGCGAACCCGAAGGATCCGGGCAACTGGACCGGGGGCAAGGTCGGCAAGGGGACCCTGAAGGGTACCAAGTTCGGCATCGCGGCCAACTCCTTCCCGGACCTCGACATCAAGAACCTGACCAAGGCCCAGGCCGCGGAGATCTATCGGTCTCGCTACTGGGACCAGGCCGGGTGTCAGCTCCTGCCCGATGGCGTGGACCTGCCGATCTTCGACGTCTCGGTGAACTCCGGCCCCGGGCGGGCGAACACCTTTCGCAAGGCCACCGAGGCCGTGATCGAGGCTGTCGCCCGCATCAAGGCGATCTCGGGCAAGCGCCGCGCCTTCTACCAGGGGCTGTCGACGTTCAAGACGTTCGGCAAGGGCTGGCTCGCTCGCGTCTCGAAGATCGAGGCCGCCGCGATCAAGATGGCGCTCGCTGCCGCCGGCGCGAGTCCGGTGCTCGTCGCCAAGCAGCTGCAGGCCGAGGCCGGGCTGTCCCAGACCAAGGTCAAGCAGGGCACCGTCGCTGCGACCGGTACGACCGCCACGGGTGGCGCCGTCGCCTCGCAGGGCACCGACTGGCTGCAGATCGGGCTCGCCGTGGCCGTCGTCGCCGTGGCGGTGCTGATCGCCCTCCATTTCATCCGCGCCCACGGGGAGCGCGCTCAGGCCTTCCAGGCCGAGGCACTGAAGGTCTGAGCCATGAACCTCGACTTCTCTTCGGTGAATTGGGGGCCGGTCGCCGGCCAGCTCATGAAGATCGGCGCACCGGTCCTCGGTACCGTCATCGGCGGTCTGCCGGGCGCGCTCGCCGGCCAGCTGATCGGATCGCTGGCCGATGCCATCGGTGCGGACCCGACGCCTGAGAGCGTGTCCTCCAAGCTGCAGGAGCCGGGTGCGCAGGAAGCAGCGCGCACCTTCGAGCAGGATAATCGGGAGCGCCTCGAGGAGCTGGCCGAGAAGACCCGTCAGGTTCAGATCGAGCAGGCGAACCTGTCGCTGCGCGCCGAGGTCACGGCGGGCGATCGGTTCCAGCGCTGGGCGCGGCCCTTCAACATGTACTGCGTCGGTGCCGTCACGCTGAGCTACGGGCTTTGCTGCGTGGCCGCCGCGGTCAACACGATCGTCACGAAGGACCCCACCGCCCTCACCCACCTGGTGAGCGTCGGCGGCGCCCTTACGGCGTGCTTGATCCCGGCTGGCGCTGTGGCCGGCGTCACTGCCTGGCAGCAGACCAAGGAGAAGCTCGCTGGGGTCGTTCAGCGCCCGCCGCCGGCCGTCTTGGTCCCCGGAAAGGTCATCAAGAAGTAGGAGCAGGCCGGTGAAGCAGCTGCGCTTTCGGCGCGGCAGCATGCCTGATGTCCCGCTTCATCAGCGTGATCGGGACAGCGAGCTGCTGTCACACGGCGCCTTCGATGCCCGGGGCAATCAACCCCGCATCATCGAGTTCTCGGATCTACACATGGATCTTCAAGAGATCCTGTACCGAATGGATGAGGCTCAAGTCGAGAATTTGAAGACCGGCCTTCATATCCTCGTCCGCCTTGAGCCGGAAGACTTTGCCCGGGTTCGCGCTGCACTCAAAGCTGTCAGCGTCATCGCGGTTCTATGGAGGGTGCTGAAATGGTCGGTGGCGTCCTTCTTCGCGGGGCTCGCAGCAGTCGTTGTTGCCGGCGATCAACTTCAGAAGATCTGGGGTTGGGTCACAAATGCTCTCAAGGTGTTCAAGTCATGAAGCACTGGATCACCAAGTTCGCTGTCGCCACCTTCATCTTGACCGTGGGTGGTTGCGGCGGCTGGCTCGGGTCGAAGATCCAGAACAAGGGCTATCCTCTCTCGATCATCGAGCGCGTGAACCTCACTCCGGTGGTCAAGCCTGGTGAGGCGATCATGCTGGCTCAACACGCCGATCGAAAGGACCAGTGCGACGTCGTCGTCAAGCGCGTCATTCGTACCTCGAGCGGACAACGGATGCCGGTCAAGCAAACGTTCGAGGAGGATTTCGGACCCTTGGGCGGCGACAAGTACCTGCTTCCCATCCCCACCGATCCCGCCGCCACGCTCGGGCCGGCAGTCATGTACTCGAAGGCCTACAGCTGGTGCTCGTGGCTCGACTACATCCAGCCGTCTGAGGCCGAGAGCTGGACGCTCAACTTCAGCTTCGCTGAAGACACGGTGCGAGAAGATCCGCCCGAGACCTTCGCGCGGATCGGCGTCAAATCCGCCAGCGTTGGCAAGAAGTAGTTCGATCTTAATCCGACAGCATTCGTCGCTATATGTGGCGGATCTCTACTCGTGGAGCCAGCGATGAGCCTGACGAAGTACGACAAGGGGCTCTTCTCTGGAAGCGCCGGGATGGGTCTCGATCGTGTTCAGGCCGGTGTTCGCCTGGATGACGGCTCTTGGGCCGACGCCGTCGTCATCCTGCGCGACCCGGTCGCCCTCACCACGGTCTACGCAGACGTCCTCATGCCGAACTGGACCAAGGTCGCCACGGTCACCAAGTCGACGCGCGCCCTGCGGATCGGCATGCCCGGCAGCGCCAGCGTCTTTGACGTCGAGTGGGTCTCCGTCCCGGCCGGCGATCCGGCGCCGAGCAACTCCCTCCCCTACGGAGAGGCCATTCTCGGTGGCGAGGACTTCCCCGCCGGCCTCCCTCTCGGAGACATCTACGCGCGCTCGGCGAGCGGCGCCGCGGTGATCGTCAAGACCGGAGCCTGAGATGGCCAAGCTCGTCCCGATCACCGCTCGGCAGATCCGCAACTTCGCCCCTGCACGCAGCCGCTTCGGCCAGCGCATCCTGAACCGTGGTGGTTCGGGCTTCACCGGCCCCCGCACCGGGCTGACCTGGGTGGCGGCCGAGAGTGATTTCGCCTGGGCGCGCGTCCTCTACGCCAACCAGACCGGTGCCTCGATCACCATCGACAAGACCACGCTCCAGGCCTCGGCCAGCATGGCGACGCTGGCCTGCGTGGACGAGGCCGGCGCCAACCTGCCGATGCTCCCGGCCTACGCCAACGCGGGCGGCGCGGACAGCAAGCCCGGCGAGCTGACGGGCACCGCGCTTCCGCTGGTGATCCCGGCGGGCACGGCCGCCAACGATACCAAGGCCTGGACGGACTGGGTGAAGGTCGCGTCGCGCCCTCGAGCAGACGGCGCCTTTCGACCATTGCTGCAGGTTCGTACCTACATCGCCGGCACGACGACGCTCTACAACGAAGTCGACAAAGATGTCTGGGATGATCCGGCCGTCAACCTCGGTCGCATCATCGATCTCTTTGACGGCGGTAACGACCAGACGGGGGCCGCGAACCCGACCGCTACGATGTCCGAGGTCATCCGCTGCTACATCGCGGGTGTCGAGTTTCTCGGCCCCAAGATGGTTCAGGTCGTGCTCGGGATCGGCGACAGCGAGACAGAAGGCAACCAGTCGACTTCGGGGCGCAAGAACTTCCTGCACATCGCGACGGCGGCGCTGAGCCGGGCCAATCGCCCTGTCGCGCACATCAACTCGGGCTATTCCGCCCAGACGACGCAGCAGTTCGTCGATCGCGGGATCGGGGACATCCGCCGTTTCAATCCCTCGGTGGTCGTGTTCCCGGCCTTCAGCCCGAACGACGCCCCGACCACCATGGATCTGGCCCGCAACGGCTGGGCGAACTGCCTTCGGCTACTGCAGGCCTGCCGTGAAGCCGGCGCGATCCCGATCGTCTGGACCTCGTTCCCCATCAACGGGCGGACAGCTCTCCAGGATGCACCCCGGCAGTGGCTGAACAACCAGCTACGCGGTCTCCGGGACAACGGCGTGCTGATCGCGGACTTCGACCTCCTGATCTCAGACGGCGGGTCGCCGCCCTCGATCAAGTCGATCTTCGACAGCGGCGACGGGCTTCACCTGAAGGACGCTGGGTGGGACGCCTGCGCCGGCGTTCTCAAGCCGGTCCTGAACCAGGCTCTGGGCTAGGCGTGTCGTGGCCGTGTGAGGCGTTGACGCTCCGCACGATCCACTCGGCCATCTCCTTCTGAACCGTCGAGCCGACGACGCGTCGGTTCGCGTCCCAGATGAAGCCGTTGCTGTAGACCCAGGGCAGCGGATGCGCGTCGACTCCGGGGCGGACAGGCAGCGGCTTGCTGCCCCGGAACGGGATGACGTCGGCGGTGCTCATCGCTTGAAGTCGTCCGGCAGCTTGATCGGCAGCATGCCGAGGATGATCAGGCCGTGGACGACGGCGATCGGTTTCGCCGCATGAAGCATCATGTGAGTGACAGCCTCGGGAGCGACCTCTTCCGGGGTCCGACCTTCGCGCTCCGCCCGCTCCTTGATGTCGTCATAAAGCGGTTGGAACCAAGCTCGCCACTCCTCGCGGGTCTGTTCAGGCTGTTCAGATTGTTCGCTCATGGCCGGCAACCTCGCCGACCTCTAGGCGCGGGTCAACCTGTCACGGCGCCGTCCATCAGCGCCGCGAACGCCAGGTTGGGCGCCGCGCAGATCAGGACCTCCCGAAGCGTCCAGGTCGTGTCCCTGCCCCGCAGGAGCACCAAAGCACTGAGCACGCAGCCGGCCGCGTAGAGCCCCAAGATCGAGGGTAGGCCTTGGCGTCCGAGCGTGAAGCCTGCGATCATGAAGACGGGGATCGTCAGCAGCCAGCTCAGGCCGCCGAAGGCCCAGGACTGCCCTTCGGTGTAGAGGCAGACACCCCACCAAGCGCCCAGCACCGCGAAGAAGATGACGAGGTTCATCACGCACGGATAACCGGGGCCTCGCTCACTCGTCCAGGGACGGGAGCCGGGTCTTGTTCGGCTTGTGAACGGGACCGTCATCCGCCTCGACACCAAGCGATTTCAAGCGCTCGGTGTTCTCGCGGAGGTCCTCCTGCCACATCTCGGTGAGGGCAGCGCGAATGCGCTCTCGTAGGACCCCCTGCGCCGGGCGGCCCCGGATCTCGATCTTGATGTCCTCGTCGGAAAGAGCATCCTGGATGCTCTCCCGCAATCGGGTACGCTCGAAGATCAGCTCCTTGACCCTCTGTTGGTTCGAGAGCTTCACGACACCGCCTCCTGCGCCTGCGCCTCGGCCGACTTGTCCCGGTTCACGGCCCCCTCCGTGGTGTAGGAGAGGCCCTTGAAGCGCTCGATCAGCTTCGCGACGTTCCGCTGCACCACTCCGAGCAGCGACCAGCCGGTCGCGTTCAGGTAGAGTTGGCCGTACCAGAGCAGGTCGCCCAGCTCGTCGGCCTGGTCGGCCGGCTTCACGGGCTTGCCACAGAGGATGTCCAGCTCCTGCTGAAGGATCTCGTCGGCCTCGGTCCGCATGCCGAGGGCGGCGTGGATGCGAGCGAGGCCGGTCTCGAGGTCCGCCTGCGAGTAGTCCGAACCGGCATGCAGCTCCCGGGTGCGCTCGACCTCGGCCCGAAAGCCGGCGATGACTGGCCGGTCCTTGCCGTACATCAGGGCCTTCTTGGCGTCATCGATCAGCTTGGCGTCAGCCAGCGCTCGGGTCAGCACCGCCCGCATCACCCTCGCCGGCACCAACGTCGTGTCCGGCTTGTTCGCGGCGAGGCGGCTCACGAAATGCGAGTACCCGGCCGGGCTGCAGTGATCCTTCAGGCTGTCCTTGGTATCGGAAGCGGTCATCGGTGCCAATTCCCTTGTCGTAGAACTCGATTAGAAGCATCACGCCGAAAGCGATCTGGGCTAGGTGAGGAAGACCGCTTTCGTCATCGATGTCTTCGCCTTCTCTCCACGCATCGAGATGCCTTTGAAGGCTCTCGTAGCCGGAGGTCCAACTGCCGCCGCGGCGCCAGTTGTTCGCGGAATACTTGATTGCGCCGTAGCCGAGGGCGGCGGCGGTGTAGCGACCGAGGCTCGCCGGCACGAGCGACATGCGCAGCTTGCCGCTATTGAAGCGGAGCATCCCGCCATCCTGCGCCAGCGTGGTACGTTCCGTACCAGTGGCTTCGGGCACGGCTTTGGGTGGCCGTTCTCGCGTGATCCAGTCTTCAGTCATAGAAGTATCCTTCTATAAGTAGTCGGGCGAAAGCGGACTAATTGGCCGTGGGCGCGGCATCAGTGAAACCCTCCCTGAAGAGTTGGTAGAAGCGGCGCACCCACGACGCCGCGGCCACGTCGTCGGTGACCGGGACGATGTGGATGCCGAGCTTGTTCTCCTCGGCGACCGCGCGGTCGGCCGCATCCAGGTGCTCGAACATGAAGAGCCGCTCGTCGTAGGAGATGCGGCTGTCGAAGTCCTTGATGGCCTCGAAGGCCCAGGACGGGATGCCGAAGACCTCACCGAGCCGGTGCATCGAGCAGGCGTCGGCCGCCTGGATGCCCGGGCAGAGGTTCTTGATGGGGCGAGGGATCTCGCCGGTCCACAGCTCAGGCACGTCGTGCATCAGAGCCGCGCGCTGCCGGTGTCGGCACGAGCCGACGACGTGGGAGAGGAGCAGGCTGTGCTGCGCGACGCTCACCGAGCGCTCGCCGGCGCCCCCGAAGCGGGCCAGGCGTGCGAGGCCGCGCCCGATCAGCGGCGGCGGCAGGTCGCTGGCCTCGAAGTGATAGGCGTCGATGCGCCGGCCGGAGCCGAAATAGACCTGCGGGCCGGGATACGGGCACGCGGCGATCGGGGGAGACCGGTGCATCATCACGCGACCCCCGGGCGATTGAAGTACGCCTGGGGCGCGGCGGGGGTCTGCCGGGGCCAGGAATAGAGCTGCTGCCACCCGTCCTTGGTGACGTGGGTCGCCATGTAGTGGGTGCCGGCGTCGTAGCGCTGGCGCGCGAGGCTGACGGCGGCGCGGTGCTTGGCCTCCCAGGGCTCGCCCACCGGCTTCTGGGCCATCAGGCGGCCTTCCCACCCCACCCGCGCGGCCGGCGGGCGCCCGGTTGGCGTTCGGACATCGTCCGGCAGTTCTGGTGGGCGCTCCGGCGCCCGGAGGCGCAGCCCAAGGCTGCGCAGCTGCTGCTCGACCACGTCAGTTCTCCAGCTTGATGACCCGCGGGCAGACCGGGGTCTTGTGGGTGATGACCAGGATCTGATGGAGCTTGCCGTCGAGCGCAGTGAGCGCGTCGTGGAGGTGCCCTGCCCTGTCGGCGTCCATGGACGCGTCCATCTCGTCGCCCATGAAGACCGGGAAGACGCCGTTGGTCAGAATGCGCCCGAGCCCCAGGCGGACGGCGAGGTTCGCGCAGACCTTCCCGGATCCCGACAGGGTGTTCAGCGGCTGGCCGTCGACTTGGATCTCGAAGTCCTCGTCCACGGCGATCCGGCCGCGGGCACCACCCGTCATCTGCGAGAGCATGTGCGAGGCGACCCGGCTGAGCGCAGGCGCGAGGTAGGTCTTGGTCTCCTGGCGCACCTCGTTGAGAGCCATCTTGCCCTGGCGCCAGCTGTCCTCCTCGCGCCGGAGATCGGTGAGCCGATCACGGCCCTGCGCCCAGTCCGTAAAGGCGCGCTCGTAGGCGGCCTGCTGGGTGTCGTAGACGCTCACGGCGGTAAGGAGCTGCTCTGCCGCCTCGAGGCGGCCGGGAGGCGCTCCACGGCGCGCCAGGGAGAGCGCGGCGCGCGTCGCACGGGCCTGCACCGCCCAGGTCGTCAACCGGGCCTGTGCCTCGGCCTGAGCGGCCAGGAGGGCATCCCGCTGGCGAACCTGCGTGGCGAGTGCCTGGACGTCCTCACGACTCCGGCCAGCGAGCCCCAGCTCTTTCAGCGCAGCAGCGACCTCGGAGACGTGGACGGCGCCCTTCGCCTCGGACAGCTCGCGAGACGGACGGGGGACAGCAGGAACATCCTTCAGACGTTCCCACTCGACCCGCACCGACTCCAGGCTCCAGGTACGGATCGCTTTTTCCTCCCGGTCGAGGTCAGGCTGGGCGTAGCCTTCGAGCTGCGGGATCCCGGCCAGCTCGGCCTCGATCCGAGCGATCTCGGCGTCGGCCGTCGTGAAAGGCTTGCCACAAGGGCAGACGATCTCCGGGCTTTGCCGAAGCCGCTGGCGGTCACGCGCAAGGCCGTTGCGCCGGTTCTGCTGGTCGACCTGATCCTGCGTCACGGTGGGTTGGGGGAAGTAGCGCTCGACGAACCGCTGCCGGCTACACCACTGGTCGTAGGCGACGTAGCCGGCCTCGGCCTCGGCAAGGTCGAAGTCGTAGGTGCGCAGCCCGAGGATCTGGTCGGCCTTCTCCAACGTCGCGAGCGGGACCTCGGTGAGCGCCGGGCCGACTACAGGCACGACCGGCTCATTGGCCAGGAAGGCCTCGCCTTGCACGATGGTCTCGCGCATCGTGCGCAGGTTCGCGATCTCCTTGCGCAGCTCGTCCGCCGGCTGGTAGCCCTCCGGCTTCACAGGGCGCACCGGCTCAGCGCCCAGGCCCGACTCCAGGCCGGCGATCTCGCGCGAGACACCGAGCGCCTGCTCGCCGCACCAACGGGCGATCTCTTCGATCGCGTCGGCGCCGATCAGGCGGTCGACCATCGCCTTGCGTTCGGTCGGCTTCATCTTCGAGAGCCGCTCGGCGTCGCCCTGGTTGGCGACGTTGGCGACGCGAAAGACGTCGAGGCCATAGCCGAGGATCTGGAGGATGCGCGCGTTCACCGGCTTGGTGCCGACCGCGAGCGTCTCGCCATTGTGGTCACTCGCCAGCGCCGCGTTCTTGACCGTGCGGGAGATCGAGTAGCGGTGCCCTCGGATGGTAATCAGACCGGAGGCCTTGAGGTGCTTGTAGTCGGCGGCAGCGCCGCGCAGCGCGGCCGAGCCGAACAGCAGGAACTCGATCATCTCGAGCGTGAGGGTCTTGCCGTTCTCGTTCGGGCCGGTGATCGCCGTCATGCCCTTCGAGAAGTCGAAGGTGCGATCGAACGCGCGGCCGAGCGGGTAGTGGTCGGTCGGCGGGAACCTAACCGTGAAACTGAGCTGCTCGATCATAGTGGGCCTGCAGAATGTGATGCTTTTCGAGACGACGGAAGGTATTCTTCAGTCCTTCCAGGGCATGCCAACGGAGGCTCCCTGGCTCGACAGCGCGGGTCTGATCCCAGAAGACAGCATCGCTCTCGGAGGCTGCTGCACAGAGCCAATGGAGGACAGCGTTCTCTTCGGGCGTGAACTTCACGCCTTGCATGAGAAGTCCGAGCCCGGTGAGGAAGAACTTACCCTTCTGCACCGAAGGTCTCCCTCCAGCGCTGGTCGATCTGATCCCGGACCTCCGGGATGATGTCGTGCTCGTCGAGCGCGGCGCGCGCGGCGGCCGTGGTGTCGAAGCCGTCCAGGGAGACCTCACCGGCGGGCTCTTCCTCGACCGGGCGCACGCGCTGAATGTCGAAAGATAGACAGTCCGGGACTTCGCCCTCGAACTGCTCGCCCGGCTGGAGCTGGAGGCGGACGCAGACATTGCTGAGCGCTTGCGGATCGTCGACCAGCAAGTCCTCGAGGCCGTTGATGCAGAATGTCCGATACTGGACAGAGCCAGCACACTGGCCACCGTCCTCACCCTGCGCGTAGGGCTGCATGCTCCCCACGACCTCCACCTCGACACCATCCCGTTTGAAGGTGGAGGGCAGATGGACGTGCCCGGTGTAGGCCTTGGTGATACCGAGGGCCGCCAGCTCCTTGGTCGGGATCAGGTTGTGGCTGGGCGACCGGGGATCGACGTCCCAGTGACCATAGGCGGTGGTGATCCCGACACTGATCCCCATCCTGTTGAAGGCACCCGCCATGTTGGCGGCAACCTCCAGCTGATCGGATGCGCTCTTGGTCGGGTGCCAGGGAAGCAGCAAGCCAACGCCGGCCACCGCGACCGGCTCGATTACGCACCGCACGTTCTGGACGCCGCGCACCAACTGCCCGAACACGTCCCAGGCCGTCACCTCGGCGAGGTCCCGGCTGTCGTCGTGGTTGCCCTGCAGGAGGTAGAAGATGGTGCGCGGGTTCGCGTAGGCCGCCGCCATGTAGGCCTGGGCGGCGAACAGCAGGGTGTCGTAGTCGACCTGCGGCTTGTCGAAGAGGTCGCCGAGGCAGATGTGCGTGGACGCTCCCTTCGGGTCGAGGCGGCGGACGAAGTCCTCGCGCACTAGCTGCTCGCGTTGGCCCCGGCGCTCGACCGGCACGCCCTTGGTGAAGCGGCGCCCGAGATGAGGGTCACCGAGAATGACGGGTTTGGTGCTCATGACGCGAAGATCGCCCGGATCTGATAGAGGCAGTCGTGCAGCGCGTTGTGCGCGTCACCGACCGGCTCGATGGTCTTCCAGAAGTCGCGACGGTTCTCGTGACCACGGCCCAGCAGATAGCTGTTCAGGTCGATCGCCTCGCGATAGTGAAACGGCTGCATCAGACCGTACTGGCGGAAGTACGACGCGATGAAGTTATAGTCGAAGGTCGTTGGCTTGCCCCAGAATGCTCGAGGGCAGAGGCTCGAACCTTCGGCGACCCAGTCCCAGAAGGCCTTGATCACGATCGCGGACGGCTCGGCCCGCGAAAGGATGCCACGCAGCACGTCCGGCTGGCCCATCCACCAGTCCCGGGTGCTCTCCGACCAGTAGCGCCCCTCCGGCACGGTGAGGGCGCGATCGAAGAACCGATGGTCGATCTCCTTTGTGTGCCGGTTGAAGCGAACCGCGGCGATCTGAATGATCGCGTTCTCCTCCGGGTTCGTCCCGGTGGTCTCGACGTCGATCATGTAGTCGAACATCGGCGCGCCAGGCTGGGGCATGAACGCCGTCCGGTGTTCGGTCTCGACAGGGATCTCGTGCGGACCCACTTGGACGATCTCCGTCACGGCCACTGTGGGCGGCTTCCCGCGGGGGTCAGCTCCGTCGAACACTTGAACTCTCCCATCTCAGTCCAGGCCATGGACTTCCGGTCAGTCTTGCTTTCGTGCAGCCTGATCCACGCCATCGAGACGCAGTACCAGTCGCCGGTGCTCATTCGATGGATGAACACCCAGTATGCGCCCCCGGCCGCTACGATCTGAGCGCCGTGGGCATTCTGCCCCTTCTTCAGGAGCTTGAACTCGAAGAGCGTGTCGTGCTGCGTGCTCTTCACCTCGGCGAAGAACGTCTTGCCGCGCACGGCGCAGATGTAGTCGGCTGGCGTTGCATCGACGCCAGCACCGACCGAACCCGTGAGGCCCTTGATCGCGGCGGCGTCCTTGATGCGGTAGAAGTAACCCTGTTTCCCGAGCGCGTTGATGCTGCTCTCGAACAGGGCCTCCGTTGGCTTGCCGGTGTTCTTTTTCATGGTACGTTTCGTACCTTGAGAAGCCGCCGACAGCAAGAGTCGGCGGCTTCTTTTTCGGGGCTCAGACGATCGTGGGGATCTCGGGCTCGAGCTGGACCTGCACCATCGTGTAGATCTTGGTCACGTCGAGCGGGCCGGAGCCGGCCGCTGCGTCGGTGAGGCCCTGCACGACCGCGAGCGCCGAGTAGGGACGGCCCTGGTTCATGGCGGCCTGGGCGCCGTAGCCGGTGACGAGGTTGATCAGGGCGTCGACCTGAACCATCTGCACCCGGGCCGGGCGCTTGGTGCCGTCGTCGAGAACGACCTCGACGTGCTCGCCGACGCGGACCTTCTCGAAGAGATCGGCGCCCTTCGTGAAGGTCGACATCGGCATGCCGCCCTGGAGGTACTCGACACTGGGCACCGAGAGTTGGGTAAGCTTCTTCTCAGCCATTGGTGGCCTCCTGCTGGATATGGCTCATGTGACGCTGAGCCTCGGGGGAAAGCATGGCGACGCGAGCCGCATCCATCGGCTGGTGCCGCAGGGCGCCGGGCGGGAAGGTGCCCGGGTTGCCGGTGAGCTGGAGGAGGTACATCAGCGCGATCTCCAGCACGTCGGTGGTGGTGATCCCGTTGCGCGGGCGGAAGAGCGCCGGCGGGGCGTTCTCCGCGGTCGGCATCACGACGTCGGCCTCCTCGGCTTCACGGTCGATTTCGGTGGTCATGCTCTCTCTCCGGGTAGGGTCTTGCGGTACTGGATCCAGCCCGGCCCGAGGTTCCCCGCCAGCTCGGGGTGAGCCCAGCTGCCGTCCGGCAGCTTGGTGTCGGGCGTGGCCTGGTGCTCGCACGGGCTGGCATGCATCGGGCGCGCGGCGATCAGCGCGTCGTGCCGGGCGACTTCCTCGGCGATAGTGAGCCGGGCCTCATGGAACGGCACGTAGCTGACCTGGGCGCACCGGGTGACGGAGCAGGCCCTCAACACGGCCCAGTCGAAGCCGGAGGGATCAGGGCCACGCTCGTCGTCCGAAATGTACGGAAGGTGCCACTCGCCTCGTTCCAGCTGCGTAGGCTCGATCAGCGCTTCCTTCATCGCGACCGCGAGGTCGCGGATGTGGGGCTCGGCCGCCGGGTCGTCGCGGAGCGCGTCCCAGTTCGAGAGGTTCGTCGTGGTCAGCACCACGTCGATGTGCAGGAACGGGGCGAGGAGCCGGTTGCAGATCTGCTTGTGGTAGCCGGCGCGCATGTAGCGCTCGGCGTGCCGCACTGCGTCGTCTCGAGCTTCGAGCCAAGCCTCGTCCCGCGTGACGTCCGGCTCGTTGCCGGAGCCCTCGAGGAGCGCGTTGTGCTCCTCACCCGCCTGCATCCCCTTCTGGTTCCGCCCCCAGTACCGGGGGATGAACGGCGCCGTGCGGACCTCCTCCAGCATCCGGGCGGTCGGCACGGCCCGCGAGGACCGCGCGTTCCGGCTGAAGACCCGGTGGGTCATCAGCTCGGCGTGGATCTGGAGCGGGTAGCGCAGCTGGAAGCTGGTGATCGGCGGGGCATCGGGATGCCCCACCGATCTCCGCAACACCTTCGCAAGTATCTGACAGCTCATTCCCTGTACCCCGCGAGCGTCTCCGAGACGCGCCCCTGGCTGACGTTGAAATGCTCAGCGATCTTCGACTGGACCAAGTCGGGAAAGCTGGCGGCGAACTTGCGGATCTGCGCTCGCAGCTCTGGCGTCATCCGCTCCGAGCTGACCGGAGCGCGACGTGTCGGTGGTCGACGACGAAGCTCGTCGGCGAGTTCTGCGAGCCGAGGGAGCCCGTGCGTCGCCGCCAGCTCCCTCAGCTCCTCGGCGATCTCCGGCGTCCTCATCGGATCGGGCACCCGCCGGTCGCGCACTCGCCCTGGTCGAGCAGCTCGGCGGACTTGTCCTCGGAGATGTCGATCGGTGAGAGCCGGCGCCGGTACGCTTCGTACCGCTCGCGCGAGACACACTCCTGCGGGAGGTACTTGAAGCCCAGCTCCTCCGCGGTGGCGAGCGGGTTGTTGCGCTTGAGGAATGACACGCCGACGTACTCGTCCCAATGCTCCATGAACCAGTCGACCATGGCCGGGATCTCGGCCTCGTCGAAGGACACCGTAATCGAGCAGTTGTGGTCGACGTAGTGCTTCATCAGGAGGCGGTAGCGCTCCAGCTGGCTGATGGCACTCTCTCGGTTCACCTCGAGGTGCTCACCCTCGACCAAGTCGATAGCGGTGAACTTCGACGACGCAGGATACTCGACGGGCCAGCAGACGATGACGCCGGTCGGGTCGTTCGGGTTCGGCTTCATGTCGTAGCCGGCGGCCCGGAAGGCGCCGAGCATCGGATCGTTCGATGGGAAGTTGATCCAGTTGAAGATCCAGCGGCTCAGGGCCAGGTGCGCGCCCTCGTGGACCTCGTCGCCCTCCAGGCCCAGGGCCTTGGACGACGTGCCGGCTGGCTGAACCTGCGTGACGCGCCGGGCGCGTGGAGCGCCGAACTCGTCCGCCATGCTGTCGGCGCCCGACACCGCGGCATCGCGCGCGGCCTCGAGCATCTCGGGACTCTCGATCCCGTCCCAGGCCACCGCGCCGGTCGGGGAGACGCCGCAGAGGCGCAGGAGCTTCTGGGCGTCGTTCCACTGGAGCTGGAGCACGCCGTCACGCATCGACACGCAGGTCTGGCGGTAGTTCGCCCGGCCGGCGAGGTACTGAGCCCGCAGGAGCCCGGCGAGATCGCCGTTGAAGCGGTGCCAGACGACCTGCACGAGGTTGCAGAACCCCTTGTTCGGCAGGAGGATCTCCGCGCAGGGGTTGAGGCCCTCCATCTCCGGCGCGCGCCGCCGGGCATGCTCGACGTTGACGAAACCGGGTTCCCCTGTCGGGAGGATCCGCTTGAGGAGATAGCTCACTACGGGGGCGGTAGGCTTGCGAGTGAAGCCGATCGAGTTGTTCGACTGCTCCCGCTGCCCCTCGCCCCGCTGCCACCGATCGGTTTTGAACTCGATGTACCACTCGAGGTCGGTGAGAAGCTCGTCCAGGTTGCTGGCCTCAGTCTCGATGAGACAGATCTGGGCCGACCGGCGGCTCGACAGGACGGTGCCGAGGAAATTGACGACGTCGATGATCTCACCCTTCGTCAGCGGTCGGTGCGCGGCTTCCTGGAGAATGCCGGCGATGCGCTCCAGAGCGGTCGCCAGCGGTTGCCAGCCCGACGAGATCCAGCCGTAGCCGCGGAGCCGCTTGCCGCCAGGGCGCAGCTCGGAGAAGTCGAGGATCAGCTCGCCGACCCGCGGCTTCTCACCGAACAGCATGCCGAGCGCCTTCGCCCAGCCCTTGGCGCTGTCGCCGAAGGTGATGCGCCAGGTGCCGGCGGCCATATCGATGGACTCGGAGCTGTTCTCCTCGCCGCCTCGTCCGGTACGCGTGCTCGGCACCACGGTGATCTTCTTGATCGACGAGGGGAAGCCGGACAGGAGGCCGGTGACCGGCTTGAAGCCGACACCGCACCCGTTCAGCAGCAGCCAGAAGATATCGACGAGGTCGGCGGGGGTGTAGGCGACGGAGAATGAGCAGTTGAACGCGCCGGCCGAGCGCTCCCGGACGAGCGCGGTGCCGCCCATCCACTTCACGCGGCCGGACATCGACACCTTCGCGGAGCGCATCAGCCCTTCGAGTTCGTCCAGCTCGGCGGACTCCTCGGTGTTCAGGTCGCGCCCGAGCTGCCGCTCCCAGAGCCACCGCTGGTGGCCGACGACCCGGCTCATTGCCTCGTCCACGGTCTCGAACCGAGTCCCCTCCTCGTTGAGGGGACGTAGGTAGGTGCGACGATGCGTGAACTGCGCGCGCACCGAGGGGGTGTGGTTCGACAACATTCTGTGGGGGATCCGCTACTGAAGGGTCACACGATATGGGGTCGGTTTGGTACGTTTCGTACTAGTCCGGCCGGTCAAAATCGATGGCGACCGGGAAGCGCGGCATGCCGTCCGGGGTGGGCGTGAAGTAGCGGACCGTCACGATCTTCGGCTGCGGCCGAGCCAGCAGCTCGGCCATCTGCTCGCGCGTCCCACGAATGCCACCACCGCACTCCCGGCCGTCGTCGAGGCGGAAGCGGATCCGCTTCGCGAGCCCGGCCCAGTTGCCGTTCCCGGGCTCGACGGCGATCAGCTCGAACTCGCGGGTCTCGAACTCCTTCCGCTTCAGGAGTTGCTTCGAGCGCTTGTTCTCGTAGGGGCCATCGAGCCGAATGATCTGGCCCTCGTAGCCGGCCTCGAGATAGGTGCCGTAGGCCCGGTCGAGCTGCTCGATGGTCGCGACTGGAGAGGTCGGGACCTTCACGATCTCGTTGCCCGGCAGCTGCGCCACGAACAGATCGAGCATCTGGTCGCGCTGACTGAACGTCTTGTCCGTGAGGACGAGGTCGTAGACGTGGTACTGGACGAGCTTCGACGCCTCGAGGATGTCGTCGTCCTCGGGCTTCGACTTCCTCACCATCGAGACGATCTTGTTGAAGTCGTCCTTCAGCTCGTGGTTGTACAGCTCGCCGTCGAACTCGAGATCCGGCTTGTTGACGAAGGCGGGGGCGAGGATGGCGAAGATGTGCGGGGCGCCCAGGATCGGCTTGCCCGTGCGGCTCCACATGCCGTGCCGGTTCACCTTGCACCGAATGCCGTCGAGCTTCGGCTGCGAAAAGCACTCGCCCGGCCACCCCTCGAACTTGTGGGCGAGCATGACCTTCGGTCCGAAGGACCGAGGCTCGTCGACACCGGCCTCGGTGACGGCGTAGTCCTTGTCGAGCTTCTTCCCCATCTCGGCCTCGGCCTCGAACAGGGCCTGCTCTTCGGCTGTGTCGCGGCTCTTGGGCACGCAGGTCGTCCAGCCGGACGTCACCACGGCCCCGCCGAGCACGCCGCTATGCGACCGCCACCGGTCGCCGTCGACTTCATAGTTCCAGGTACGTATCGTACCATTGGTGTCACGCTTGAAGATCCTCTTCCCCGTCGACATCAGGCTGCTTCCTTCATCCGAACACGTTGCTGTTTCAGGTACTCGACGACGTCCCGGATGCCCTGGTCGTCCAGGCGCTTGCCGGCGCGCTCCTTGCCGACGACCGCGGCCTCCGGCTCGAACAGCTCGATCTGGCCGCCGTAGGCCTTCCGCTCGTTCCAGGGCTCGAAGGTGACGCCGATGGCCGGCGAGCTGTCGAGCTTGCACCGCTTAAAGATATCGTCGTGCGAGACCATGATCCGGTGCGCATCCCGGATGAACGGGACCGCGAGGTCCTGGTGAACCGACCAGACCAGCTCGTCATGGATCGGGATCAGGAACCGGAACTCGCGGTCCCCCCAGCCGAGCGACCGGAAGTGGAGAATGGTGCGGACGATCGAGCGCTTCGCCAGCGTCGCGCAGGTCCCCTGAATGAGAGCGTTGACGGTCTGATTGCCGGCGCGCTTCTGGATCTTGCGCATGATCCAGCGGACGATGGCGTTGTAGTTCTCGGCTCCGACCGTCTGAAGCAAAAACTTGTCGCACCACTCCGAGGCCCAGGAGTTCGTCGCCTCGTAGCGGGTGTAGCGGTGCCCGTCCGGCAGCGTGACGTAGCCCAGCATGTTGACGTCGCTGATCTGCTGGACCCGCCAGGCCTCCGCGACCGGGAACTGCGCCCGGTAGGCGTCGGTGGCGTCGGCGGTCTTCTGCGGCGACCAGCCGGCGCGCTCGCCGATCGTGGCCAGCCAGCCGGAGTAGAAGTAGTTGAAGTTGGCCTCCTTGCCGAACACGGTCCGCCAGTAGCCGTAGGCCTTGGCGCTCTCGAGCAGCTCGCCCTTCAGGTTCGTCATCAGGCGCGGCAGGCGGTCGGCCTCGCCGTGGTGGTCCGAAAGCCACTCGTTCCACGAGGTCATGCCCTTGAGAGATTTGAACAACTCTAGGTTCATCCCTGGGCAATCTAGGGATAGCAAAGCTGTCGCCGTGCCGGCGTGGAGATCCTGGTGCGGGATCTGCCCGAAGGCCTTGTGGAACTCCGGGTCGCCGGAGAACTCGCCGATCTCGACCAGCTCGACGCCCGACCAGTCGAGCGAGACCATGAGGTGATCGTCGTAGTCGGCGACGTAGAAGCCGCGGACGTAGGCGGCCTCGCCCCGCTTGCCGAGCTGCATGGCGTTCGGTGACGACGCCGCGAGGCGGCGCGTCGCCAACAGGCTGGTGACCTGCGGGTACATGCGGCCGGTCTCAGGGTCGACCAGCATGCTGTAGGGCGTCAGGTAGAGCTTCATGCGCTGCTCGACGCCGGCCAGCCGGTTCAGGCAGTCGATGACCTTGAGCGCATACCGATTGTGGTGCAGGGCGAAGGGCTCGAGGTCCTCGCGCGAGGGCTTCTCCTCGGCTTGGATCCTCGTCCAGCGCGCCTGCTGCTCTTCGAGCGCGATGCCGGCGGCGAGCGCGTCCTCCCCGCCAGCCTCGATACGGACAGCCAGCTCGGCCTGCAGCTCGGCCCAGGCCTGCTCGAGCTGCTCCTTCGAGAGGTGCTTGCCGTCTTTCAGTCGGTCGACGATCCGGCCGCGCGCCTCGCCGTCAGAGGCGACCTTGCCCTTCGAGACCACGACCTTGCAGCCGAGGAGATCGTAGAGGATCGTGCGTACCGGCATGTAGTGCGAGAGGTTGACCCCCAGGAGCTTCTTCTCGTTGACGCCGTGCTCGGCCGCCCAGGCGTTCGTGACGGGACCGCGGACCTGTAGGGCCTGCTCGTAGTCGTCATCGCTGTCGGACGCGTCCAGCCAGATCTGCACGCGCTCGCGATAGGTGGCCGCGTTCTTGACGTACCAGCTCTCACGCTTGAGCAGCTCCGGGACCAGCTCGCCCGGCCAGCTGAAGTTGCGGGCCGCCGCCTTCATCTCGCGCAGGATGCCGGCGGCGGTCGCACGCTCAGCCTCGGTGCGTTGGCGAATGGCCGGCGCGTTCACGCGCATGCCGCCGATCGCGATCGAGGAGAAGATCGCCGGCATGACGTTCTCCTGCTCGAAGAACGTCTTCACGAGCGTCGGCCCGCCGTTACGCATCATGTAGGCGAGGAGGTGCCGGAACAGGCGCACGGCCCAGTAGGCGTCGTCGGCGCCGTAGGCGGCTACCTGCTCGCCCGTGACGAGGCCCATGTGGGCCTCCCCGTCGAGCGTGTCCTCGAAGGTCCGCATCTGGACCCCGAAGTGCGACCGCACGGCCTGCTTCAGCCCGTAGCCGTAGGCGATGGCGGCCACGAAGCCGTTCCAGGAGAACGAGGCCTTCGACGACTTGCCGATGATCTTGAACACCAGCTCGGACAGGGCCGGCGACATCTCGCCGGTCTCACGGTCGAAGCCGTGGCAGTTTCGGATCAGACCCTCGACGAGCTGACCGATGTCGCCCTGCCCAGCCGCGAGCCAGGCCTCGAGGCTGTAGGTGTCCGGCCCGTAGGCCGACACGGCCTGCGTCATGGAGCAGATGATGCTGCCCGGCGGGAAATCGTAGTCGAGCACCGCCTTGATCACGGTCTGCTCGAAGGCGCTGTTGTGCGCGATGAAGTGGGCGTTCTCGGCCGGCAGCGCCTTCAGCAGGTCGAGCAGCAGGCCGATCGGCAGACGGTTCTCCGCGTCGCTGTGGCCAAAGTTGATGTAGTAGGCCCTGTCGGGGCGCTCCTCCGAGTAGAACGACGCTCCACAGATCGTGGTCCGGCGCCAGTCGAACACCGTCTTCGAGGTCTTCGACTTGAAACCCTCGTCGTTGTACTTGCAGAAGCGGGTCAGGCCATCGTGCCGGCGGCTGTCCTCGGTCTCGAGGTCGAAGCCGACGAATTGGCTGCTCTGGATGAGCGCTCTGATCTCGTCGATGACCTCGGGGTTGCGAGCGTCGACCAGAACGGTGCGGGGCTCGACCTGCACGGGATTGTGCATGTTCATGGCGCCCTCCCCTCAGTGCATGAATTGTCGGAGCACGGCGTCGCCGGCCGCCTGGTTCGGCTTGCCGACCGTGATCCCCTCCTCCCAGTCGCCGGGCATCGGCAGGAAGGCGGTGACGTCCCAACAGGCTCGAAGGTGATCGGCCTGCTCGACGATACGGTCGGCGGTCGGCTCCTTCACGCCGGCGCGGAGGAACATCTCTCGGTGAACCTGGCCGGCGGCGAGCGCCTTCATGGCCATGTTCAGGAGGGGCCAGTCGCACTTCGCGAAGGTCAACGGGCCGAAGTTCGGCAAGCCAGGGACGCGGTCACTGGGATCGCCAACCAGAGCCTTGTAGAGATGGATGAAGCAGGGCTCGACGATCCGGTCCTGCTTCGAGTCGAGCTTGTCGACCACGATCTTGAGCGCGCTCACGTCGACCTTGACCTTCGCGGTCTCGAGCGCCTTCAGGTCGCGGTCGATCGTATGGACCATGACGGGGCCGGTCTCCCCGTAGGTCTCGCAGAGGTGGGCGATGACGTCGTCGGCCTCACGCTGCGGAACCGCGACCTGGATCGCGCGGGTGTGCTCGAGCGCCTTGCGGGTCAGATCGACCAGCGCGTGCAGCCCGTCCGTCATGGTCGACGGACGATCCTTGTAGCCGGGGAGGATCCGCTGGCGGACGAACTTCGCCCCCCTCCCCTCGAAGCACCAGACCGCCACGTCTGCCTTGGGCAGCGCCAACATTTCGGTGAAGACCGAGCGCGGGCCACGCCCGAACTGTCCCGGCAGCGCCTCGTCGAAGCGGCGCCGGAGCACTGCCATCCCGTCGTAGATGTGAATGGTCACCGCCCGCTCCTCCAGCGGGACTCCACGACGGTGACGACGAACCACCAGACGAGCGCGCAGGTGCCGACGAGCAGGCCGGCGTAGCACAGGAAGATCAGGATCGAGGCGACGACCCAGAAGAGCAGAGGCACCGGCCACGCGAACAGGTAGCCCCAGCTCCAGAGATTGCCCTGCTCGAATTGAGGACCGAGGAACCAGGCGTGGACCAGGGCACCGATGCCGAGGTAGCCGGCGACTCGGACGAGGTGACGGATGAGCGGGCGCTCGTTGACGCGACGCTCCATCAGGCCGCTCGGATCGAGCGTGACGAGTGATGGCGGCTTCTGAGGCATGACCCCTGCTCCAGGCTGACAGAGAGAAAAGGCCCGTGCCTTGGGTAAGACACGGGCCTGTTGTGCATCGGTGTTCAGGACACATCCTGTGTTCGCCGCGGCGGCAGGGTCAGCATCGCCAGGCTCGTGACCTAGACGAGGAGGCTTTTGACCGCGTAACCTGACCCGACCAGGTCGAACCCTCTTGTTCCGCGTACTTCGCCGTCCCGCCCGCAGTGTTTGCGAAGCTCAGGGACCACCGATCTCTTCAGGCCGCGCTTAGGCGACCTTCTTCTTGGCAGCGGCGTCGTCGATGATCTCGTAGCCGAACACGCCGTAGTCCTGGCCGGAGCCCTTCTTCGGAACCGCGGTGATGCGGACCTTGAACGACTGGTCGGGGCCGTACTTCGGATACTGCTCCTTCAGGAAGGCGCCGAAGGCCTTCGAGTTCATGTAGGAGATCGACAGGCCGACGACGGTGCCCTCCTTGAGGTTGCCGCCCTCCTTGCGCTTGCCCTCGGCGAGCAGTCGGACCGGCAGCTCGATCAGGTCGGACGCATAGGAGTTGGCGTCCATCTTCTTGCCGTCCGCGATGACCGCGGCCCAGTTCTGGCGCGAGCGAACCTCGGTCACGCCGTCGTAGGAGGTCTTGTACTGCACGCCAGAGGGGGTGTTCACCCGAAGCGTGTACCCGGCCTTGGCGTCGCCGAACTTCATCTCGACGTCGATGCTGTCGTGGATGAGCTTGTCCTTGCCGAAGCGCAGGCCCAGCTCGGAGACGGTGATGTAGGCCTCCACATTCATGGACGCGCTGTCCATGAAGTCGGTCAGGGAGCGCGGGGCGCCGCCGGTGACAGGAAGGCCCGCGGACGCGGCCGGAGCCTGGGCGACGGCAGTGTTCGGAGCGGGGGTCTCGGCGGCCTCCTTCTCGGCGGCGGCAAGGGCGGCGTTGATGGCGTCGGACATTTGAATTCTCGCTGTGATTTGAACTGGAAATGTTGGTACGGAACGTACCAACAATTATCGAGATAGAGGTTCCCCGCGGGGTTGTCTAGCCCCTCTTGCTCGATCTCGTAGAGCCTCCAGCTGCGCGCGCTGAGCGGGCGAGAAGGTGGCCAGGCTTTCCTGCTGACAGTGCGATAGGTCCCTGTCAGCAATGAATTTCTTGACCGCGACGCAAAGCACGTGCCGGACCAGCCACCGCCCCTTGTGACGCTGGAAGTACCCGGCGCCCGTCTCGACGAGGCCGCCACGGTCAGAGCAGACCCCAGGATAGCTGTTGCGCATGGTCCGTTTCGTACCTCGTCACCAGGGCATGACGACGCGACCGCGCTCGACCTTGGCCGCATCCTGGGACTTCCGCTTGGTCAGCCGCATGATGTGCTGGTCGATGCTGTCGACGTAGGTGGAGATCTTGATCCGCAGAGCAGATCGCCGAGCCTCGCGCATAGCCCGCTTGTAGGCCTGGAAGAACGCCGTGTCCTGGTAGTCCATCGACACGAACAGGACGTCCTGAACCTCCTTGGCGCCGCAGAACTGCCAGTTGAAGCCGCAGTCGGCGACCCGCGGCGAGCCGATGATCGTGTCGAGACGGCCGGCGATGAAGGCCTTGTCGATCTCGCCGGCCTGCTTCGGTGAGGTGTCACCGTTGATGATCTCGGCGCGACGCCCCGCAGCCCGCGCGACGTCGAGCATCTGGCGCTGCTGCGGCTTGAGCGCCGCGTAGGCGAGGAGCGGTCGCGCGAGCGACGTGAGCTTCTCGCAGTCGTCGCCGAACTCCTCGAGCTTGCCCGGCGTCTCGCCGGGGCAGATGTCGACCCACTGCCCGGGGTTCACGAGGTCGGGGAACGCGTTGGGGTGCTCCATGATCTGCCGGGCGCGCGTGAAGGCGACGCCGGGCTTGGTGCCGTCCACGAAGAACTGCTCCAGCTCCAGGAGCGCCGTCTCCCGGAAGGTCTCGTAGGCCTTCCGCTGCCGCTCGTTCATCCGGCAGCGGGCGATCTCGACGACCAGCTCCTCGGGTCCATGGACCTCGCTCCAGAGCCGCTTGATGGAGTGCTTCGAGAGGATCGCCTCGAGACGATCGAGATTGTCGTGCCCGACCACCTTGCGGGACCATGGATCGACGATGTTGTGCATCATGTCGAAGGCCTCGGGCGTCCCGTAGTAGCGGGGCTCGATGACCTGGATCGCGGGGTACACCGTCGAGGGGCGGCCGTTGTAGCTGGTGCCCGTCATCGGCACGAACCAGAGGTCCTTCCCGCGCCGGGCGCACCAGCGGTAGAGCGCCTGGGTCCGCTTGCTCTCGTGGCCACCGAAGGCCTTATGCCACTCGTCGATGTCGACGGCGTAGAAGCCCTGCTCCGGCGAGAACGCCTCGCTGCTCAGCTCGAACCGGGTGTAGCCCATCAGGACCACCTTGGCGGCCAGATGGCGCGGCTCGACGGGACCGTCGAGGATGACGACCTCGTCCTCACCCCACTCGCCCCAGAGCAGCGCCTCGTCGAGGTTCTTCTCCAGGAGCTTCATCGGCATCAGCCAGAGGGTGCGATGGCCGTGCTTGTCCCACCGCGCTCGCTGGAGGACGCAGATGGTCGGCGTCTTGCCGGTGCCCGGCTCGCCGCCGTGGATGCAGCGACGCTCCTTGTAGAACAGGCGGCCGAGGTCCTGGATCTGGTCGGGTCGCAGCTCACGGGGCGCAGCGGTCACGGTCATGGATCAGCCCTCCCTCTGCCGGCGCTGGACCGCAGTCTCGGCGATGCGGGCGACCGCGTGCCGGACCCCGTCCGGGTCGGGCGAGCGGAACGCAGCGCGCGCCGCGTCGAACCGCCGGACGATGAAGGGCATATCGGCTCTGACCCGCTTGAACAGAGAGCGCAGACCGGCCTCGTGCGGCTTCAGGTAGGACTGGCCCAGCTGCTTGTAGAAGACCCGCAGGAAGGCCTCATCACCGTAGCCGACCAGGGCATCGAGCGCCCTGACCTCCTCCTCGGTGACCACGAAGGTCACGGTCCCGACGACGTTCGCGGCGGCGCGTAGCTCTGCCATGGTCAGTCCTCCCTCACCGGCACCAGGTCCACCTCCGACGTACCCGGCAACGGACCACGACCGTGACGGCGCGATCGCTTCCCGCGGATCTTGGCCATGATCTCGGGCGTGCTGACCCGCTCCAGCTCGCGCTCGCCGCACGCGGCCATGTCGAAGCGGAGGAGCGTGGCGAGGCCGGCGAGGCAGGTCAGGGTCCCGCCTATCTCCTGCCCCGGCTCGCCGACCGGGCGAGCAAAGACATAGTCGACGAGCTGCAGGACCTGCTCCCGCGTCATGCCGGCGGCCTGGAGCAGCTCGAGGCTCTCCTCGCCGAAGCGTGCTGCGCGCTCGGGCAGGTCGGTGGGATCGTCCCGGAAGCACTCCTCCATCCAGACCGCGTTCCGGGACTGGAAGCCGGTGTCGAACATGCGCGGGACGATCTCGCCCGAGGCGAGGTTCAGCTCCTTCATGTCCTCCAGGGTCGTGATGCCGTGGAGGACCGCGCCGGCCTGCAGCCAGCCGAGCCACCGGCAGGCCTTCGTCTCGCTGTTCAGCTCTCGGCGAACCAGCGAGACGGCCAGGAACTTCAGGTGCCCCGGGCTCAGCCCGTCATGATCCCCTTCACCACGGAAGGCAGGCTTGTCGGGGAAGTGATGATCGAGCCGCTTCAGGATCTCGGTCGCGCAGTAGGCTGCGCGGTCGATCCAATTCGCCTTCGCGGGCTCTGCCGCAGGGGGCGGGGCGGCGGCGAGGGCTGAGCGCAGGGCTTTGACGTGCTCCCAGATATGATCCAGGCCGACGATCCAGAGCAGGTGTCGGGCCGTGGTCTCGTCGTCGGTTGGCGTCTTGAGGTCACGGAGCTTGCCAAGCGCCACCGTAGCCGCGGTGACCGAAGCGTCGTAGCCCTCGATCGCGCCTCGCCAAACGAGCCATCTATCCGCCGCCCTGCCACCGCCCTCGGTGGATGCGGTCGGGAGGGCACGGATCGCCGCCGCGATCTCATCGCCGTCGTAGGGCTCGGTGCGACCGAACTCGGCGGCGCGGTGATGGCTCTCGACCACCTGTGCAGCACGCTCGCGCATGTCCTCGGCCGTCCCTGCAGTCATGAGATGGCTCTCGACAGCGGCTCGGGCCGCGGCTTCGGTGACCTCGAAGACCTGCGCGGACGAGGGCGCGAACGGCGTCTTGAAGGCGCCCGGCAGGATCGCGCGCAAGCGCAGATAGGCCTTGTGCAGCTCGTGGCCCTGCTCGACACGATCGCGCAGTCTCTCCGCGATCTCGATCGAAGCGGCATTCAGCGTGTAGACGCCGTCAGTGGCGTCCTTCCACCGCTCAAGGATGGCAAGGATCTCACGCGACAGCAGGGTCTCGGTGGCCATGATCAGCTCCTACGGATGAGGTGGTAGAGCTGGCGCCGGCCCTCGGCCGCCCAGTCGTGGTTCATGGGGAGCCCGGCCGGGTCCAGGACCTCGGCGCCGGGCAGCTTCAGGGGACCGCAGACGATCAGGTTGCGCAGGCGCGGCATCGCCGCGAGCGTCTCCAGCTCGACGAGATCGCCAGGCTCGGTGTCGGTGATGGCGACGGGCGCGACGTTGGTGAGCAGGAGCTTTGGCGCGAGGCGCGAGATGCGCGGCCGGCGCAGCACCGTGTAGGGCTCGACGAAGCGATGGAGCGTCGGCGTCATCGCCGACAGCCGCCAGATCCAGTGGACGTCGGCCGCGCGGACGTAGAAAAGCCGAGCCTCCTGGTCCGGCCCCATGGCCCGCGCGAACGGGTGATCGAGGACCGGGCCGATCTCCGGAGGACAGAGTCGGTGCGGGCAGCGCAGCCAGTGCGGCACCCGCACGTCGAACGGGCTGTCGAGCCGGCCGTAGCCGGGCGACAGACACCGGCCGCCGTCCTGCTCGTGCAGGAAGAGGAACTCGTCCTGCCGATGGATGCCGTAGTGGGTGGCTGGGGTCACGATCGTCTCCGCAGGAACAGCGCGAGGCAGCGGCGGGTAAGCGGGTCGGAGTTGATCCGGCCATCGGCGATCAGCTTCAGGCGGCCGGAGAGGTCGTCGCGCCGCGCGGTCGGCGAGAGCCGATGGTGGATGCGCAACAGACCGAAGAAGGACTTGGTGTCGAGGATCATGCGGCTAAGGCTCCGTCAGGAGGACACATGAGATCCTCGATAGAGGTCCCCAGTATCGTCGAGATCTTTCGGATCTCAGTCATGGTGAAGTCGTGGTATCCCTGCTCCATGGCGGACAGGGTTACTCGGTTCGAGAAGTCGAAGTGGGCGGCGAACTCGCTGAGCGTCATGTGCTCGGAGAGGCGAAGCTTCACCAGCTTGCGTCCGATACGGATGTGCTCAGCACTGATGGCCTGCCGCTCGGAGAAGGGCCGGTGGTAGGCGTCGGTCGAAGCGGCGCCGCGCGTCGCACGAGCCTTCTCCATCCGCGCCCGCTGCTCGGGCGTGAACCCCTGCACGATGCGGTTGAAGTAGACCCGGACCGTGGACGGCGAGAGCTTTGGCAGCTCTCGGGCCGCCTCTTGGTGGGAGAGGCCCGCGAGGGCCAGATCCCGGATGCGGGAGTCTGTGGCGTTCATGCGTCGGTGAGCCTCCGATCGATCATGCGACGACGTGAGCCGTGCGCCGGGAAGCCGACGATCACGCCGCGTGGCCGGGGCCGGGAGCAGAGGTTGCAGGTCGAGCATGTCACCCGATCGCTGAAGGTGGCCGGGCACACGGCCACCTCGCGGCCGCTGGGTGTGTGCGTCGGCCGGCGGCCGTGATCGGACGGCAGCACGGTGACGACGCTCATGTCAGGCGCAGCGTCGAGCACGGCGTCGGCCTCCGCGAGGCTGTCGGTCGAGACGTTGATGTGCATGCCGAGCGCCCCGGCCTTGCGGTACGTATCGTACCTACGACCATGGGTAAAGACGATCGCCTCCCGGCCGCCGTTGGCGCGGGCCAGGGCGACCACATCGGCGGGCTCGGGCGGCAGGTCGCCGGCCGTGCCGTAGCGCCAGCGGATCCGCTTGGGCAACGCGCGGATAAGGTGCAGCAGCTGCTCGAACGTGACCTGGTTCGGAGCGTCGCCCGCGGTGAGCTTGCGCCAGAAGATCGAGGCCGGACCGTGCTCGGCGTAGCAGCCGGCGCCGCGGAGCGCACAGGTCGAGGGGCATGTGGCCTGTGAGGCCATGACGGCGGGCATGGGTCCGAGCTTGCGATTGGTGGACACGCGGCGGAAGTGGAACATCATGGCATATCCTCGGCGGGTTGTCGGTACGAAACGTACCGAGTTGTTCAGGCAGCAAGATCCAGCGGCTCCGACGCGGAGAGCGTCCTCTCGGTGGGCAGGTCGACGGTGGCGAGCCGGCGCTCGACCGTGAGCGTGACGGCGGCCAGGGTGAAGATGGCCATGGTGGCGCCGCAGGGGAGCACGGCTTCGCCGAGGCCGTTCAGGAGCTGCGACGGCCCATGGATCAGGTAGCTGTCGCAGTAGATCGGCTTGCCGTGCTTGCCTCGGGTCACCCGGACGGCGGGCTTGCGCAGCTCCCGTGGGAGCTTCCGGTTCTCGGCCACGATATGGCGGTTCATCACGATGTAGATCGGAGGCTGTTTCATGATTGAGCCTCCTTGGCTCCCATGCCTCGCATGAGCGAGAGGACCTCTCGCTCAGCGGCCTGCTTGGCGTAGATGTCGATGTTGCGCTTCGAGATCTCCTCGCGAGCCTCGAGCGACTTGAGCGCCTCCTTCTTCATGTCCTCGAACATGGTCTCCATCTGGGACCGAAGATGTTCGTCGATCGTCTGGCGCGCGATGGATCGCCCGAACTGATCCAGTTGCTCCTTGACGAGGGTGACGATGATCGCGCGCGTGGCGCCGTTCATGTGGCCATACTTGTTGCCAATGTCGTTCAGCTGCCGGTTCACGGCCTGCTGGACGGCGTCGCCCAGCTTACCGGCGCGCTCCTCGACCTTCCGAGCGAGAATGCCGGCGAGCTGCGGCACGGCCTGGTCGAGCAGCTGGATTTCGATCTCGGGCTTGGTGGCGATAAGGCTCTGAAGTTCGGCGAGGCCGATGACGATCTTGGTGGTCATAAGGATCTCCCAGTTGTTGACGGGCTCGGGGAGCGGTCCCCGAGCCCGGGAGCGAGGATCACAACTCGTTCCTGCAGGACGTAGAACCGCCCCGCATTCACCCGTCCCTGGCAGGAACGGATGAAGTGTCCGCCGCCGAGCTTGCCCCGGAACGGCGCTGTCTCGAGCGCTGCTCGATCCAGCCGGTGATCTCGCCTGTCACGCGCTTCACGATGCTGTTATGGACAGATCGTCGATGGACGTTGTTGGCGAGATATTCGGGATGTGCCTTGAAGCATTCGTAGATCGCGCCTTCGGTCAGGCGCCAGATCTGACCATAGAGTGCGTTCGTTCGCTTCTCAAACTTGATGCGTCTGCGCTTAGGCTTATTTGACATATGGCTACACCAAATATTTGACACCTATCAGAAAGCGCACTGACGAAATCATCAAGTGTCCAGACCAAGCACTTGAATGCTAGCTTGTTTGACCATTACGCCACCACCTCGACCTATCCTGTATTTTTTATTCCTTCTCCAAGTCTCGTAGCATGATAGTGCTTTATAAAACAGTTCGAGGTTACGCTTGCTCTGACTGGAAGTTATCGCAAGAGAAGTACACAAGTAATGTAGCGCTTGAACGCCGTCACAATACGTAGGGGTTTTCACGCCGGCATTTTGATTAAGAGAATTGAAGAACTCGAGAGCACTTTGACCTTTTTTATGCAGAAGAATTAAAGCAGCAGCCAGAATAGGCGCTTTGAATATTCTCGCAGATGGGTTGATACTATCGATAGCCGCAATGGCTGACCCAAGAATTTGAACCTTAACGTAAACGTCTTTTCCAAAAACCTGATCCAACATGTTCAATGCACTAGTCCATTGATACTTCGCCATCAGATTACTATTTAGCACAATGCCCGCCTGTCGAATTGCTCCGGCCAAACGATCGCTTGTGCTTTCAGCCGCGTTTTTATTGTCGAAGCAATCGTATAGGTCGAGAAGCGCTTTTTTCGTATTACACTTATAGACGTCGGCGTGGATTAGCTTCGGAGCTGAAAGCTTTCCCTCCGACCAAAGTAGATTTCTGGTGTGACCATCGACCTTGTAAAATGTCCCCTCGAACTCTGCTATAGCTACCCGCATTTGTGTGTCGGACGTATTCGCAAGATGCCGTTTAATTGAATATTCAGCGTGACGCTTTGTATCTCGCTGGCGGGGATGATCCATCATCGCTTGAAAGGAGGACAGCGGCATCGTCTGCATGCCCTGGAAGGATGCGACGTCTGATTGCTGAATGACGGACATAGCTCAGATCTCCTCAAAGCGAGGCGAGGCCATCTCATCCGGGAACCGGACGAAGGTCTGGCCGTGTGCGTTGCGGTATACGGTGACAGGGTCACCATCGATGATGGGGCGCCAGTCGCAGCCCGGGTTAAAGTTGCTGGCCTGGAACAGCGCCTTCCCGGCAATGACCGCGTAGTCGGTGTCGCGCTTGGTGTGGTGGACGCGGCGCTCGCCGGAGGCGAAATTGATGGCGTCCACGATGCGGTCGCGCAGGGCTTCCTGCGCGGCCCGGCCGCCGGCGATGCCCTGGAGCCTGAGCTGGCCAACGCAGGCACCGCGCTCGTCGCAGAGCATGATGCCGGTCCCGACGATCGAGCTATAAGCGACGGCACGCGCCGTGACACGGGGTTCGGGGAGTGCTTCCATCTCGTCCGCCCCGACGCAGACGATGATCGAGCTGTCATCGCCCGGCGGGCCGACCACGACGTGGTAGAAGCCACGCTCGTCGACTTGGTCGATGAAGCCAGCGACCCCCGGCGGGAAGCAGATCTCCCGGTCCTCGGCCGTGGCGCCCTCACATGCGAGGAGCATGCGGACGCGCTGCCCTGCCTTGAAAGCCATTTGATCCTCGCGTGTTTTCGGTGTGGAAGTCCCGGGGCAAGTGCCCCGGGTGGTCGCGGTCAGGCCTTGGGCTCGACAGCCGTCACGAAGTGCACATCGACCCACCACGGGCCGTAGCTGGTACGAACCTGGATCTGCGGCGTGTCCCAAGTCAGACCCATATCGATGACCTCGAGCCAGGCGGCCGGGGCAATATCGTGGCCGGTGATGTAGACCCGGCCGCCGATCTCGGCGCGCATCCAGGGACGCGGCGTCACGGCGCCGTAGCGGGCCCGGGTAATTACCTGGGTGCCGTCATGCTCGGTCTGCACCATCACGCCGATGTCGTTGGAGACGATCACCGGGTAGATGCCGGCCGGCGGCCAGCCGGGGCCAGTCGCCTCGACGAGGTCGCCGGGCTGCGGCTGGTAGGGCTCGGTCTCGACGGCCGGCTCGAGCTGCTCGACGTCATCCTCGACGTCCTGGGCCACGACAGACTCGGGCAGCGGAAACAGCTGCTTGCCGTCCTCGTCCGAGACCACGGTGATATGCTGGTTCTGGACCGGCACCCGGGTCTGCTCGTCGTCATTCAGCTCGATCTCGAAGACAACGTCGGTGGGCACGTCCTGCGCACCGTCGCCATTCTCCTCGAGACCAGCGATGACGTAGCGGCCATCACGCAGCCGGGGGTGATCCGTGATCGTGACGGTGCAGCCCTCGTAGGCGAGCATCGCGGCCGTGACCCGCTCCCGCGGGATGATCTCGACGAAGTCGGTGTCCGAGACCCAGCAGTCGCTGCCATCGGTACCGGTCACACGAACCCGGATCGTGTCCTCCTCGTCGATCCCGACAACTAGGCCGACGAATGCCACGTCATAATCTCGATAGGAGATGACGTCGCCGACCTTGACGCTCTCGTAGGGCGTGAGCGCGATGTTCGCGTCCGCCTGCTCCTCGGCGGCCGGCACCTCGGGCAGGCGGCTGCGCGGGGTCAGCACGGGGCGGCCGAGGATGGTGCCGGCGTAGACGTCGTCCAGCTCGTCGATCACCTCGTAGGCGCAGATCCGCATCTTGGTGCCGTTGTAGCTGTGGGGCACGGAGACGACGTCGTGCGGCCAGACGGCGATGAGCATGACGCGACGGCCGGTGGTGCCGAGGCTGAAGTCGCTGACGTAGCCGGGCGTGCCGACGTGGAGGCCGGTCGAGCAGCAGGCGTTCGGGTCGGCGTTGACCTGGGTCCGCGGCATGAAGGGCGTGTCGCCGATCATGTTGCGGAACGTCTTGCCGGTGTGGATGTCGAAGTAGTCCTCCTTGACCGCCTTGTAGGCGATGAAGCGGCCGTCCTCGAGGAAGCCGAGGCCCGACTTCTCCAGGAACACCGGCAGGCGCTCGATCGCCTCCGGGGTCGGGTTCAGGACGAGCGAGCCGAGCGCGTTGAAGAGCGGCGTGAAGGGCTCGCTGGCCGCGCGGAACTGCTTGATCTTGTCGACCCAGAGCCCGTGCAGGACCTGGCCGCGGTAGACGAGGTCGGCGCCGATGATCTGGAGGGCGCCGTGGCTGTCGCGCAGCAGGGCCTGGCGGGCGTCGACCATCTCGATCAGCCGCTGGACGGGGTGCGCCCCGGGCTGCTGCAGGAGGTCCTTCGCGGCGAGGAAGTGCTCATGGTCCTTCGTGATCGAGTAGGGCTTGCCCTTCACGAAGAAGGTCAGGGACTGGTTCGAGATCGTGTGGGGAAGACGAGACATCGTTGTATCCTCGTGGTCTGGTACGAAACGTACCTCTGATGATGGGCGCAACTGTCCCATGGGACAGTTGCTTCAGCGATTACTTGGCGAGCAGCGCGAAGTAGTGGTCGAGACGGCGCTGCTCTTCCTTGGACGGCTTCGTGTCGTAGTAGCTGCGGCACATCTTATCGATGAGCAGCTCGAGCAGGGGAGCCTGCTCGAGGAGTGCGTCCCAACGATCGTTGATGGGCTGTGTCGGATCTTTGGCGACCGACTTGACGTCGGTGCCCGTAATCTTGAGGTTGAGCGCGGCGAGCTTGTCGTGCTCGTTCTCCGCGCGGTCGAGCCCGTCGCGGGTCTGCAGCATCGCGAGCATCTCGTAGTAGATGTCGCGCATCTCCTGCGGCGCCGTGCCGATGTCGATGTTCTTGTCCCTGATCTTGATCAGCTCGCTGGGGAAGCTGCTCTCGCTCCAGGGGATCGTGGGAGCGACCTGCATCGGATCGAGCGCCGCGTCGATCAGCTCGGCGAAGTAGTCCGCCACGTGGATCCAGTGCGGCCGGACCTCGGTCTTGCTGTCCACGACGACGAGGTTGAAGTCGTCGGGGAGAAGACCGTGCTGACACATCTCCTCGCAGTAGCTGGCGAACCGGGACGCTGCCCACGACCGTGCCTTATCTTCGTAGCGAGAGGAGATGGTCCGGCGGCTCCCGCGGCCGTCGAGCGTGCAGTAGACCAGCTCCTCGTCGGTATCGAGCAGCTCGGTGTGGGTTCGATTGCCGCCACTGTTGCGGCTCAGGACCTTGAGCCGCTTCACGCTCTCGGGGCGCTGCTCGCGCTGGCCCTTCTGACGCGGCGGGAGCTTGATGTCGTCGAGCACGACGTAGTCAGGGCGACCCATCCGGTCGAGCGCGTAGTCGAGGTCGGCCCGCTTGACCCGGACCCAGAGGCAGGGCGTGTCCATGAGCCCGGCCGCCTCGAACCGCTCGAGCGAGCGGCTGGTGGCGTGCTGGATCACGACGACGCGGCCCTCGACCTCGCCGGGGTTCACGCTCCAGTCGGCCTTGAACGTGAGCGGGATCAGATGCGCCCCGGCGTCCCGGCGCCGGACACGGTCCATGTCGGGCCAGCAGCAGGCCTTCACGCGGCCCTGCTCGGGGAACAGGTTGTCGTAGAAGCTGAAGCCGCGCCAGCCGATCTCACGGACCATCAGCCAGCCATTCTGGCCGAGGGATCGGCTGATGTCGTCGGCCTTCCAGCGAGCCCGGAAGTAGGTCGGCTCGACGTCGACCGCCGCGTGGGCCTTCTGCATCCAGTCCTGGTCGTAGTGCTCGAAGAGCGCGCGGAGCCCGGCTTCGGTGCGGTCGTCGTACTGCAGCGCCTCGCGGCTCGCCGAGACGGAGATCGAGCCGATCTTGGCCTTGAAGACGATGCAGGTGTTGCTCTCGAGCAGGCGCGAGGCACGCGGCGCCAGACCCCAGTTGACCGGGTACATGACCGGGCCGAGCTGAACCTGCGGACCGGAGAACGGTACGGTCTCGTTGCGATAGACCGTCCAGCCGTCGCCCTGGTGCAGCACCTTGGGCTGTCCGAAGTCGATCGCCGGGGTGATCACGGGCTTGGGCTCGAAGGACCAGTAGACCGCCTCGGCGTGCTCGTGGAAGCGGTCGATGTCCCCCTCGCGGACGAGGAACGTGATCTCCAGGCCGGTGCCGCGGTCCTCAGGCTCGAGCACCCACTCGCCCATGAACTGGATCTCGATCTTGCCGGTCGCGTTCACGCCGATGACGTAGACCCGGCGGAAGCCGCGGTGCCGGCTGATCACGGTGAAGGAGCCGGCGCCATCCGAGCGCATGAGGTAGGCGAGCGCCGCCTTCGAGCCGAAGCCCCAGCCGCCGACCGCGTCGTCGTCGCCGTCCTTGGTGCTCTCGCCGATCTTGGCGTAGCTCTTCATCGCGAACTTGTGGCTGATGCCGGGGCCGAAGTCGCGGATCGTGAACTGCGGGTTGAAGGTCGTCGGCAGCTCGACCTCGAAGGGCTTGCCGGCGGGCGAGACCTCCCAGGCGTTGGTGGCGTACTCGCGGACGGGGTACACGACCTTGTCCGACACCATGCCGGTGAGCAGGGCGTAGACGATCTTGGCATCACCGCCGACGCCGGTCTGCTGGACCTGCATCGCGCCTTCGGTGGCGTTCTCCTGGATGGCGTGTACCATACGCATCGGTGTTCTCCTCGGAGGGTTGCTGGTACGATACGTACCAGGACATTGCAGCAAACGGCAAGCCTTTTCTAGACCTACCATAGAATTAGTTAGTTGCTATTACTGGAGCAAAGCTTCGCCCGCCGCGACTTCAGCTCACGAAGAGCGAGGTTGCGGTAGTGTAGTGCTTGCTGCTGGGCTCTCGGTGCTTCGGGGGCAGCAGCTCCCGAAGCAGTCAGCTCGCTGATGTCACGAGCGAAGCGGCGGATCAGGGCATCACACTCGCCCAGCTCGACGATATCGGCTGCGGTGCGGGTGCGAGCGCTATCCACCCAGATCGGCTGGCGACGGTTACCCAAGCCCCTCCCCTTCCCTGTACTCGACCGGCACGACAGCCCGGACGCCGCGCAAGTTGGCGCGAGCCTCGGCCTCGGTGTCGAACATATAGAGGAAGAGTCCGCGCTCCGCAGGGTACTCCTTGCCGCCGACGACCTGCTTGCCCTCCTCGTTGAGCTTGCGGTCGTAGATCCGCAGCCAGCGGGTGACGGTGGGGTTCACCTCGACGACATCGCCCGGGTGATCGCCCTTGCTCGCCGGGTGGCGCCCGGCCTTGGTGCGGGCTCCGGTGATGAAGCTGCCGTCTTCCGCATGGATGCGGACATGCAGACAGAACTCGCTCCCGGAGCCGTCGTCGAACTTGAGGATGTCGACCGGACGCCCGCTGCGGGTCTGGTACTTGCTGTCGGGGCGCAACGAGCGCGGGGTGAAGCCGCTGTCGCTGGAGAGGTCGATCTCCTCACCGTTGACGACGAACTTCGGCGCCTCGCGCAGAGCAGCGAGAGCCTGGCCGGCAGCGGCGTAGGCGTTCGCAGCGAAGACATCCGTCTGGTACTGGACATTGAAGGCTGGCAACGTGGTCATACTGATGTTCTCCTCTCAGGGTTCGTGCCGCGCGTGGATCTGGTCGATGATGTCGGCTTGGTGGGCGATGGAGAGGTCGTCGATGCCGTCGACCTCGATCTCAAGCGGTGCGCGCCAGCCGACCTCCGGGTAGTCACGGCCTCGACGGGCGTCGTAGTCGACGTCGATCGAGGCGTCGGGGTCACGGGGATCGGTGACCGTCATGCGGTAGGCCATGTGATGTCCTCGAAGGGTTGGCGGTGGTCCGTTTCGGACCACCGGAGTTGGGCGCAGGTTCAGGCGGTGGCCCGGCGCTCGCGCTTGATGCGCGCGTCACGCTTGGCCTTCGTCTCGCCGAAGATCTTGCGGAGCGGATCGAGAAGGCCTGGCTTCTCGGCGACGGCAATGGCCTCGTCGACCTGGGCACGGGTCGGGTGATTGGCGAAGCGTGCGACCACGGAGGGGTGCTGCACGAGCTTCTGGCGCAGCCGGCGCTGGGCGGGCTTGCTGCCGGCCGGGTCGCAGGCGGCCATCGTGATCCCGTTCCGGGTGATCACGGAGCCGAGGCGGTTCTGGCGGGTGCGGAAGCCGACGTGGGTGGTCGGGTGCCGGCGGGTGCGCCGCTTCTTGGGGGCGGCGCGTTCCGCGGTCGCGTGGCCGAGCTTGCGCATCGCGGCCTGCTCGAACCAGCTGTACACGAGCGTGCCGGCGGTGGTGTAGGGGTTCGGGCCGTGGCCCTCGGCATGCGGGTCGTAGCGCCGACGTGGCTTCTTGCTGAAGGGCATGGGTGCTCTCCGTGTTCGAGGCGGATCAGGCCGGGCAGTTCTCGACTGCACGGCGGGCGACAGCGGCCGAGACCTGCCGGCCCGTCAGGCCGAGCGCGGGGATGCCGCTGAAGACTGCGTCGGTGAGACCGATCCCGACGTGGTCGGGGTACAGCTCGGCGAAGGCGTCGGAGACGCGCTCGAGCATGACCAGCTCCAGCTCCTCGAAGCCCTTCGAGGTCGGACGCTCTTCGCCGACCTCGGCCATGAGCGTCGTGTAGAAGCTGTGATCGGTGCCGGTCATGGCGCGCTCGGCGTCGACCAGGATGTCGTGGTGGCTGCGCATGGTACGATCCGAACCATCAGTTGTGGACAAGTCGAAGCGCAGGCCGTCCCTGTTCGACGTACCGGGGCGGCTTCTCACGCTTCTCGAGGAGGATGACGCAGCCCGCGAGCACGAGGGCGACAGCCATCGGTCCGAAGAGCAGCGTGAGAAAGGCACCGGTGAGCGGGCTCATAGGCGCGCCACCAGTGCCCTGTAGGCGTCGTAGTCGACATCCCGCGGATCCGCGTTGGGATCCCGCTCACGCGGATCCGCGGTCGTTGGTGGTGGCCGCCGGCTCCGCACGTCGCTTGGCTGGAACGGACGGCTGACCCCGTTGCAGATCACCGTCCCGTCTTGCGTCACGATCTGACCCATAGAACTCCCCTGGGCTTCGAGGTACGATGCGTACCAAGCGCTGCAGGCGAACGCCCGCTCAGGCATGTTGTTCATGCCATGCTTTTCGCGGTCCGAAAAGGACCTTCTTCGATAATTTTCGCAGCTACCTTGTTGACCGCATCTGGTACGAAGCGTACCAACATCCAATGAGCCAGGATCACCCAGCCATCGCGAACCCAGTCATCCGGCTGAAGGACGCCGCGGCGGCGGCCGGGATCTGCACCCGGACGCTACGGCGCCTTGTCGCCCGTGGTGAGGGTCCCAAGGTCCTGAAGCTCTCCACCCAGTGCCGCGGGATCCGGCGCAACGACCTCGAGGCGTGGCTTGCCGAGCGCGAGCACGTGTGAGGCCCATAGGTCGAGCGCTGCGCGCTTCTCGGTCGCGTAGGTGGCTCTGTTGTAGACGCCCGCTATGCCGGCTTTCGAGCCCGAGACGTGGTTCAGGACGGCCTCGACGACGTGAGGCGCCACCCCGAGATCCGCGAGCCTGGTGGCCAGGGTGCGTCGTAGGTCGTGACCTCGCCACGCGGGCACATCCTTGGTGCGGGCACCCAGCCGGCGCTTCGCCTGGCCGTGGCCGCTGAACCCCTTCTTGCCCGTGCCGAAGACGAAGTCGCGGCCCTCTGTCTTGGGCACGGCGGTGATCACCTCGAGCGCCGGCTTCGACAGCGGCACGTCGTGCGGACGCTTGTTCTTGGTGCGCTCGCCCGGGATCGTCCAGACGGCACCCTTCAGGTCCAGCTCGGACCAGCGCATGCCGGCGACCTCGTTACGCCGCTGCCCGGTCAAGAGCAAAAGCTTGGTGATCCGACCCGCATCCGCATCGCCGGCCGCCTGCCAGATGGCGAACAGGTCCGCGTCGCTGATGACGTGCTCGCGGGAGCGCTCCTCGACGACCTTGTTGACGCCGATGACCGGGTTCGTCTCGACGCGGCCGGCGCCGATCGCCCAGGCATAGAGCCCGGAGAGCGCGGATCGGGCGCGGTTGCCGGCGTACCCGCCGATGGCGACCAGCTCCTTGTAGATCTCGGAGCGCGTCAGCTCGCTCGCCGGGCGCTCGTGCAGCTTCACGAGCTGCCGTTCCAGGGCACGCTCGACGTTCTCATAGGACCGCGGCTTCAGGCGCGCCTTGGCGACCGGCAGGTAGTCCTTGATCAGCGTGCCCAGAGTGGCACGAGCCGCCGCGCGGGCGGCCTTGCGGACCTCGTGCGGGTCGTCGCCGAGCTGGGCTTGCGCAAGCCGGCTGAGCGCGCCCTGGCGCGCCTGAGCCAGGGACAGCGTGTCGGCAGTGCCGAACGTGAAGAGCTTCGACCGCCCGCCCGAACGCGGCGGACGGATCACCCACGTCTTCGAGCCCGAGGCACGCACGCGCAGGCCGAGCCCGCGGACCTCCGCGTCCCAGACCGTGCGTTCGCCCTGCCCCGGCTCCACGCGAGCGTCGGTGACGGCCTGGCGCGTCAGCTTGACCACGTTCTCGGTGAGCGCACGGCGCGCCAT